AAAGGTCAGTATTGCGAACCACCGCCGCCTGGACAGCCGCGGCCAGCTTGTGGCCCTCCGTGGAGCAATACCGGCTGTCTGCGAAGTAAAATGTTTCAACGCCGTACCCTTTATGCTGTTCGTCAGCGTTCTGGTGGATTGAAACAAATAAGTCCGCGCCAGCTTCGTTGGCTATCCTGACCCGTTTCTGCAGGTCGTCAACGGGGTCCTCAGCAAAGTGCTTGTCGTGTAGGCGGGTGTACATGAACTCTACCGATGGTAAAAGAGGCTCCCTACCGTGGATAGTTCGTGCGATAGCCAGGGTGTTATCTTTCTCCCTATATTTACCATCGGCAGATACAGCGCCGGAATCTTTCCCGCCGTGTCCCGGGTCACAGCATATCAGCATAACGCTCACCCCTTGATTTCCACCGTCTTTGGCGGGATCCATTTGACGTGGCAATCCAGCGCCTCACCAACGTCACGCAGGCCCACAAAAGTGCGTCCGGACTTGATGAACGGAGCAATATGGGCCTGCTTTTCTTCGCCGTTCTTCCAATACCGGGTACTGCCAACCTCAAATTTCAGGTCAACCGGTGGCCGGTCCGGTGCCAGATCCCCACCCGCAAACCGGGCAAAACTGAACACACCAAAGCCAAATTCCCGGTCCCGGCCCGGCTCCCCCAGGTCCTCGGCATCCATCTGCATGTGAAGCCTGAGTATGTCCGGCGGTAATTTCTTGCCGGTACGTTTTTTGGCCTTGGCCTGCAACAATGCAGCGGCCCCAGCAATCACCGGCGTAGCCATGCTGGTGCCGGACAGTTTTGCGTATTTCCCGCCCGGCCACAGGCCCCATACCTCAAGGCCGGCGGCCCCGATCTCGGCATCCGGCCCCCGGGAACTGAAATAAGCCAAGCCCTTCTTCGGGTCCACGGCGATAACCGCGCAGCATTCCGGCCAGCGTGCTGGGTATGATACGGTGTCTTCCTCGGGAAATAAAGTGCCCCAATTGCCGGCAGCAACGGCAAAAAATACGCCTTTGTTGTATAACTCTTTAATCAACTCGTGATACCGGTTATCTTTTGGCAGCGGGCCGCCCAGGCTCATACTGATAATGTCAATATTATGCGTCAAGCACCACTCCAGGCCGGCGATAATATCCCTGGTGCTACCTGTGCCGTCGTTTTTGAGTACCTTGACACTGTAAAGCTCTGCCTCCGGGGCCACGCCTACCATTTTACCGTTTGCCCCGACGGCTCCCAGACACCACGTCCCGTGGCCCTGCTGATCTTTCGGCCCCTGGCCGGTCATGTCCACCGCGCCGGCCAGGTGCTTCAAATCCGGATGCTTGATATCAGCCCCGGTGTCCAGGACCGCTACTTTCACCCCCGCGCCCTTAGTTTCGGGCCATTCAAGTTCTGCCCCGAGCATCTTGGTGGCATAAGAAAGCCGCGGCGGATTGTCGGCCACGGCCATGATTTTAAAGTCGCAAAGTTTAATTTGCCCGTTTGGCATCGGTATCCCCTTTCTTTCGCAATTCTTCCAAAGCGCTTTTCAGTATCTCCGGTACCCATAGCCCCGCACGTCCAGCGTTCTTCAAAATACTTAACCCTTCGGTGCCCAAATAGAAGCCGATTACAGCCTGGCGTAAAATATGTGTGCCCATCAGCACGTCAATATTAAACGCCACCGCCACCAGGATAAAGATAAACATCTTCTTGGCAACGCCTTTAAACCCGACTTCACTGTTGAGTTTCTTCTCTACAAAGGCCGCCAGGAGGCCGCTTGCATAATCCAATACTACGAATAAAACCAAAGCTTTCAACCACATGTCCCATCCTCCCAGTGCAGCCCCCAGGGTGCCGCCAATCATTGCGCCTGCCAACCCCACACTTGTTTTGAGCTTGAGCCAGTCCATATTGACCTCCTTATAATATAATTTCGGGGCGCGGAATTGCTGTCTCCCACGCCCCGATAAATAATTCTTTTTCTTAAATTGGCCCTCCTTTTCTTTTCTTTGCCCTTTCTATCGCCTGCTGTGTTATGTGCCCCAGGTGATCCAATATGTCCTGCGCGTGTGCCGGCGTAATCCCGGCTTCTTTCGGCGGCACCGGTACAGGTCTGCCGTACAGATACCCGGCGGCCACCTTGGAGTACCACTTATACCGCAGATTTGCTATACGTTTCTGCTCCGGTGTTACATCAGCGTCGAGATCCATTGCCCGCAGTTTACCCCGCAAGTCTGACAGGTCATTGGCAATAGCCCGCATGGCCGGTATTGCCCGCACCAGCCGGACGTCTTTATCGCTTACCTTCACGGCCGGCGTTTTACCGCGTTTCTCCAAATCCCTGACAGTTTTATAAAGCATTTGCGCCTTTTTGTAGTCCTGGTAAAACCGGTCTACAATGCGGCTACCACCCTCATTTGGGCCGTACAGGAGAGGGCCGACAACCGGCGCATACTCTTTCCCTTCCCGGTCGGATTCCCAGGGGAACGTGCCGCTGAGCGTCTTCATAGCACTCTTGCCGACACCACCAAAAACATTGTTCACAAAGTAGTCAATCTGGCGCGGGCTCGGCCCTTTGTCGCCCATTAAACGCGCCAGTATTTCAGCCATCTTGATAGCGGCTTTGGTATTGCCGGGGCCATACCGTACTTGGGGCAGTGAATTTTCTTCTCTCTCAGGAACAATCGGGCTCCCAAAGTAGTTCTTATTCGTCATCAGCCCGAGGACTGTTTCAACCACCATGGAGGCCACCGGGAAGCCGCCGGCTTTCTTCACGGCTGCCGTCAAGTCTTCAAACGGCTTTCTCCTGTTCGGGTCGTCGGAATTTACCGCCCAGTCAAGGAACCGTTCAAGGATATTGGCCGGCAGGGCATAGCCGTAAGGCTTGGCCACGGAAATATAGAATTGTCCATCCTCGCTCACCGGGAACCACCAGTAGGTGTCCCGTGATTCGGACGGCATATCGCGGTACCGGTCGTCTTTGTGTGACAGCGCCCATGCTATTAAGGTAATGGGCAGCACATATATAAGCCAGCGCATAAGCGTTGCGCCGGGCTTGTCCCGTACCTGCCGGAACTCCCGGTAAACGCCCTGGATGCCGCCTTGTAGGAACGGTACTGTCCGGGCATACCTGCGAAAGCCCTCGTGTGTCCCGTGTAATGAGAAGTTAACTGCTACCTCGCGGCTGGCATAGGCCGCGTCAATCAGTACCTTTTCAACTTCCTCCGCAAGGTCATCCGGTATCCTGCCCTCCAAAAGATCGTCCATAGTCAAGCCATGTTCTTTAAGCCCCTTTTTCAGCATCGCTTCAAACTCGGGCACCCTCGGCGCTTCTTCCAAAACGCGCAGCGCTTCCCAGGGGAAACGTACCACCCGGGTAAAAATCCCCGTTGCAGTCCGCTTCCAGCCGGGGGCAGGGGTATTAAACAGGCCGTCGCTCCGGGATGATCTGATAAGGCTGTTTAAAACCTCTTGCGCACTTGAACCGTATGCACCGGATTGAATATATAGGTCCATTAATTCCTTATCGCCGCCGGCAGCGGCAATAGCGCCACGCAAGTAACCCAGCACCATTGACCTCTCCGGGGTCTGCGACTGGATATTGGAGCCGACAATATCACGGGCCATAGCGTTGGTTACATAGCGTATATTGGCCAGCGCACCGAAACGCCCGACCTGTGCCAGCACCGCCAGGGCCTTACCCAGCCAGTCAATGGTCAGCGGTTTCATGGCAAGTACAGCCTCATAAATGTCGGGGGCTACCCGCATAAAGGTTTGCTTATCGCCATGCCTCGCCATCAAAATAGGCTCGTTGCTCTTAATGTCACTGATCCCACCGGGCATAAACAGCCGGATAATCCTTTCTTCGTCCTCTATGTCGGAGTTGACATAACCGGAGAAGAAGTCCTCCAGTTGTTTATTTAGTTGATCCGTACCAATGCCCCGTATCACCTGCGGCCTATCTATAATCTCGCCAAACAGGCCCATATTCTTCTGGCGCAGCGTCCCCTCGATGGCCTGCATAGTGCGGTTAATTTCCACGGCCAGCAAAGTATCGTTGAGTCTTGTGAGCGACGCCTCAATAAAGTTCATCGTCTGCCCGCTGTGGCCCCGGTATCTTTGCAGACCCGGCCCGGCGGCCCGACGCTTGCTCTCCGCACCTGAAACAGTGGGCTTGCCGGTATGGTACAGCGGCAGGTAATAGGTTGACCCTTTCCGTACTCTCTCTGCCGTTTCCTCGGAGATAACCCCACCGCGCACCAGCGCCCGGAGGTTAATTTCGCTCAATATCTCCGAGTATTCCTCGACCAGTTTAACGATGTGAGGATAATCCCTTCGTGCTTCATCCGCTGCCGCCTTGATAATTGATTCCGGGTAAGGCGCGTCTTTAAAGCCTCGCTGGTAGCGCTCTTCATAACGCAAAGCATGGTACACCCAGTCCATCAATTCAACGCCACCGGGGATTTCGGCGGCCTCTTCGACGATCTCTTTCAGTGACCGCTTGCCAGGTACCAGGAACCGGCCGGCGTCATCCCTCGCCGCACTCTCAAAATACTTGATAGCCTTCTCCCGTGTCATACCGGAAACGGCCGCGATCTTGGCCGGGTCAAGTCCCTCGTAGCCTTTTTTGGTGGCCGCTTCATAGAGGTCCTTTAACGGCAATGTGTAATCAATAAGGCTGAATGTCAACCGTTTCCACCACGGTACCCGGTATTCTTCGCCGATATTCGGCGAAAGCCGCTTGCCTGGTTTTGCGATTGCGTTTGCCATTCGCGCCAGGGCGCTGCCCTCAAGGTCATTCTCCGCAATGGCCAGTGCGTCATCGAAAACCTTGCCCAGTTCCGGGTTGGCATCCAGAAATGCCTCCAGTTTTGCGGTTGTCCGGGGGGCCATTTCCCGAGCCTTGGCGTTGTCAACGAACCACAGCGTTAGAAATTCCGCAAGGCCCTCTGCGGTTTTCTTGCCCTGCGGAATTTTGCCTGGGTAAAATTCCTCGGCAATACTCCACATTTCCGACCTGTGCGGTTTAAAGCCACCTTTGAATTGCAGGGCATGGCCCAACTCATGGCCCATAGTACGCCAGTTGTCCAGCTTCTGCTTTTTAATCCGGCCGGTGCCGGTCTTTTTGCTGAACGTGCCAGATGCGCCCCGGGCCTGCTTATGGACGCGACCGGCGCGGAGAACCGTGTCAAGCGCCTTTGCCAGCCGTTCAGAGATTTCCCGGGCGGCTTTTGGTGACAGCCTGTTCAGGTGTTCTTCCGGGTCTGTGATAAAGTCGGTGGAATTTTGCTGTTTCTTTTGCTTCTTCCCGGGTTGCGCCCTTGATAACGAAAAGGTGTCGCCGCCCCTTGCTTTGGCCGGGGCAACCACGTCAACAACCGGACGATACTTGGTTACATTGGCAAATACTTCGGCCGCTTTTTCACCGGTTGGGATAAAAAACCTTGTTTCATATTGGATACGTTCAGTAAATACCCCACTTGACTTTAATTGGTCCATATACCGGTACAGGTCGTTGCCGATAATCTCGATCCGGTTTTCACCGGAAACGCGCCGTTTAACAATCTTCCATTCGTTTGCCAGATATACTGTGTAGCCCTGTAAAATTTTGTCCACAGTTTCAGCCGGGCTCAACTCTTCCTTATCTCTCGTCGCGCCCAACCGTTTCAGGGTAATATCAATGGCTCGTTCAGGGATTATACGCCCCAGGAACATCCTTCCGTCATCCGTCCTTACGCGGATAACCCTGACGTTACCCTGGGGGAGGCGGTCCCAAATTGGAAGTATTGCCCCGCTAATAAGGTGTACGTTTTCTTTTCGGTATTCTTCAAGCTTTTCAATGGCATCATTCCAAAGATTCCTTGCCTCATCACTGGTCAATTCTTTCCAGTTGCCACGTTTTAATTGCTGCTCATCAATAGTGTTTACAGTGCCTTCCACCTGTCCGTATAACTTATAGGTTTTTACAACATTTCCACTTTCAAGGGTTTTTTGCCCCCACTTGCGAACTGCGTACACCCTTCCGCTGCGGGTATTTTGATAAAAACCGAGCAGGCTCGGTAATTTAAGGGCTTTACTAAAAGGGAAGGGGTGAATTTTATACCCTGCCTCCAGCCCAATATACTTGGTTTCCGCACCTGACTTTTCATCAGTGTACACAGTCTTTTCTTCGACAATTTTTACCTTATCAGCTCTGAAGTTTTCAAGGCCAACGTCCAGTGTTCCGTTCTTGATAGCAATCTCAACCATATCCTCCAGCCGCTGATAAAATGCGTCAAATACACGGTTTTGCAGTGTTGATTCAAGGGATAATATCCGGTTTAAAAACTTTTGAATGTCTCTTGTTTCCGGTACTTCTTTTAAGTTTTCAGCATTGTCAACAAGTTTATCTAATCCCATTTTTGTTAGTACGTCCTGCGCTTTTAACCCCTGAATCTGCCCCCCCGTTAAGTCCTCATAAAACCGCTGCAAGGCATCCCTGGCCAGGTCGTTTTCCAAGTTGTCCTTGGCGCTGAATAATCCCTGACTGCCTGTCTGGCGCTGGCCCTTGGTCAGCGCTCCCAACTGGTCCAGTTTCCGGGCTATTGACGAAATAAACCGCTTCTGCCCCTTGAGGTTGGTTGTGACAAGAACATAATGCGGCGCATTGGCCTGGTTGGAACGGTGTGTACGTCCAAATCCCTGGACCGCTGCGTCTGCCCTCCATCCTGCCTGGATCAAGTAATGGACTCTCTGACGCTGGTTTTTAGCAGTTAGTGCCGCGTGATAACTTCTTCCGGTGCCCCCTGCGTCGGAGAAGATAAGGATATGTTTCTTATCATTCATAAACGCATCTGCGTCTGCCTCGACGTGTTTAGGGGTGCGGTTTTCCAGTTTCGCCTTGGTGCGCCCGGATTCATCCTTGACACGAACAACACGGCGTCTCCGCCCGGTTATTTCAGCCACATTATCAGGGCCAAAAGTATTCAGCACGATTTCAAGCGGCCCTTCCGGAACTTTCATAGCCCCGAGCTTGGCCATAAGCTCCTCTTTCCTGGCCACTGCTTCCTGGTTTTCTACCGGGTGCCCGTGGCTGTCAGTAACCGGCCTGGACCGTGTATTACCATTTTCGTCGGTATATTCTTCATACTGCTGTGTTGGAAAGCTTTTATCCAGGTACTGCATTAGCATATCGCGGGGAGTTAAATCAAGGTTATCCAATTCTTCGGCACTTTCAACTTTTGCGATCTGCCGGTTTTGTGCCGCCTCGTTGGTATTTACCAACTGCATAACAACTGCCTTGCCGTTTTTCAGGTCCTCTTTAACCTGCTTGATTACGGAGGGCATCTGCATGGAGGTAAGAACCTGGTTAAAGAACCTCTGGTGTGCTCCCCAAAACTTAGCAAGCGCACGTCCTTTGGCATTGCCGTCACTTTTTTGTCCGGTTTCCTCTAAAGCGGTGTGCAGGTTCTGTAAGACAATCTGCCAGCCGTCTGCCATTGCGTCATAAACTTCGAGTTGTTCCGGGGTTAATTGATGCTCCAATGTGCCGTAAGTTACGCCATTATACCCCAGGTTGCGGGCTATATATACGCCCATGGCCTTCATATCCCTGGCAACTAGCTCCATGGCCGCCAGACCGCCGGCCTGTATCTTGTTGATAAAGTCTCTTTTATCAGCAAACGGGGTACCCTCGCCCCATAGCCCCAGGCGGTCAGCATAGGCAAGGTTAATAACGTCTGTCGCTCCGGTGGCGGACACATAAACAACCCGCGCATTTGGTAAACGCCTTTGCAACTCCACTCCGGCAAGGGCCTTGGTAGAAGGTTTCGTCATGCCGCGCTTGCCTTTAACGGCGAGACTGTTCTGCATTTCATGCGCTTCATCAAAAGCAATAACGCCGTCGAAATCCTCGCCCAACCATTGGACAATTTGATCTATTCGTGCCTTCTGTCCTTCTTTGGCGATAATAGTGCCTTCTCTGGAACTTGACAAACCTTGACCCAGCGTCGTGTAGGTAGTGAACAACACCCCTTCTTTTTGCTTAACCGGCACGCCTAATTTAATTTTACTAAAATCAAATATAAGCTCCGGGTTCCCGCCAATATCGCCAAAATCACGCCGAGCATCATTAAACAGTGGGTAGTTTTTACTTACCCATACCGCTTTTTTTCTTCCTTGACGCATGTTATCAAGGATGATGCCCGAGATTTCACGTCCTTTGCCCACCCCGGTTCCATCACCAATAAAAAAGCCCCTCCTTTGACCGTTCGGAAGGGTTTGTTGGTGAGATTGCCCGGCATACACAACTGATTCCAATTGTGCAATGGACAACTTACCTTCCTGTATTACCTCTTTGGGTAGGTTCGGCGTATAAGTAGGCTCTGGGGACTCCACGGCGGCCATAGCCGCGCTCTGCGCTAAATTGCCAGGGTGCGGTTTAGCCCCCGGGATTTTTAGTTTCTGCGGTTGGTAAGGAGTGTATACTGCATCGGTTAATTCTTTTTCCGTTCGCGGAGTCTCCATCGCCTCAACATTTAATCCCGCAGGCTGTTCGGCGGCTCGTTTTCCATCAGTGCCGCTTGCAGATTCTCCGCCAGGTACTGCGCCGCGTCCTCTGGCGACTTCTTCCTCGCCAGCACCTTCAGGTCTAACCACGGCTCGTCTTCCGGGAAGTCTGTCGGCCCGTTCTTCAGGAGCAGGTCCATGACCTTCTCTGGATGGTTCGAGTACATCAGTTTTCTCACCAATTCCAGGAAGTCCAACCTCGCCTGTTCCTCCCTGTCCACGAACGGATCTTCCCACCCTGTCTTCAGATCGTTCAGTTCGTTTACCGACACGACCCCCTTCTCCAGTCCCCACTCTATCAGCTGGTACAGGTACAGGATGCTCGGATCCGGTTTTTGTTTGGCCCTCTTGAGGAATGCCTTGGCTGCCTGATTCAGCGGCTTCCTGTTCAACTGGTCCACGGTCATTTTTAACACCCTCCAGTAACGGCAGCACATCCTCTAACTCTGTTACACTGCCGGTAATTGTGCCGCCCTGAGTTGGCCCGGTCTTGTCAATAACCACAAGTTGTACGTCAAAGCTGGTGCCGTACTTGGCGTAGTTTTTGCCGTCGATACCGATGTTGGCGCGGACATTGTATTGTTGCTTAATTTTCTTCCACCAGTCTTCGAACGATGCGGCATCTTCAGACATTCCCCTGCCAACAATGGCGACCAGCCTTCCACCGTCCTCCAGGCGTTTTAGTGCCTGCTCGATATGCGGTATCGCGTTTTTGGTATTCGTTTTACCTTTCAGGCGTCCGGCTGTAGAAGAGAACGGAGGATTCATCAATACAACGGTTGGCTTAACATCAGCAGGCAGGATATTATTTAACTGCTCCGCGTTCTCGGTAAAAACACGGTCAAAACCAAGTTCTTTGAGTAGGGTTGCCCTACGCTGTGACAATTCGTTAACAATAACCTTGGCCCCTGCGGTTTTTCCGAACACCGCCAGGCCACCTACGCCGGCACTGGGTTCTAAAACGGTATCTTTGTTGGTGATATTGGCCGTCCATGCCGCCACATAAGCCAGGTTCGGCGGGGTGGAAAACTGTTGAAACTCATCCATTTCCTGCGTACGTTTGGTTTGTGTTGGCAGCTTTTCAAGGATTTCTTTACGGATATTTTCAATGTTTCGCTTGGCAGTCTCAACACTAACAAGCGGGCCGACACTCTTTTTATGCTCTAACAGATACAGATTTACGCCCAATTCCATAGCATCATACGCGTCTTTGGGCGTAAACTTACCTTCGGCTTGACTGCCTCCATAAACAGATTCAGCAAACTTAAACAATTCACTGGAAGTGATAGTCTGTTTATTTTTTAAGCGCTCCTTGACAAAGTTGGCAATACGAACGCTAAGAGTAAGGTTTTCTTGCTTAGATTCTACACCAGTTTCAGGTTCCTTGGTAGTCTTTTCTTCTTTGGGAATAGCTTCCTTTGTTCCTTCTGCCTGGGACTGGACTTCTTCCTTGGCAGCAGGCTTATACCCGGCACCGGCCAGCGCCTTCAGGATTTTCCCAGTGGGGTCCTCTTCCGTATAGAACGTCCACACTTTCTTGGGTCCGTACCACCTGGCGTTAAGACGCTTGATAACGTCTTTATATTCCTGGGTATTACCAGACAGTTCAAATGCGGTTTTGCCGGTTTTTGTGGTCGTTTTGCGTATTTCCAGGCCATAGTCGGCCAGGGTTGCCACCGGAGCTTGTTGTGTTGTAGACGGTTCCTTTCCTTTAAACGAAACGATATCATCCGTTAGGGCTATAAACTCGCTAAAATCAGCACCGCCCAGTTTTGCAAGCGGGGAGTTATCCTCAAGGATAATAGCATCATACCCTTTTTTTCTCGCCAAGTTTGCTGCATACACTTCCAGCAGTTCGTAAGCATCATGATACCTTGTATAGTCCGGGTCGGGGAATTGCTTATCTAACAGGTCGATCATTTGCTGTTTATTGAGGGTTAAAAGGCGATTAAACTCATTTTCGGGAAGTAATTTTTTCAGCGCAGCCACACCTGCAGATGCTTTGCCTTCTTCACTCCTGCCGAACCTTTTATGTTTAACCTTTATATCTTCGACAATTAAGGGGTTTTTTGGTGATGCCGTGCCCCAGTAGTCAGTGTCGCCCACATCTTTATGAGGCGACTTAAATTTACTTCTGTCACGCACAAAGGAAAGATATAGTCCATGCGGTTTAGAAGCGCTTAAATCGGCATTTTTAATATCACGCCGGTAAACTGTGTATTCATTTACTTTAGTCCCCTCTAACTCCTTTGCCCTTGTCTCAATCTTGTCCGCCCATTCCTGGGCCTGGGCCATAACCTCATCCTTGGGGGATTTGCTGATTGCCTCTGATGCCCCGACACTGCGAATCCTGCTTGCAATATCAGCAAGCCTTTTGGGGTCGCTGGTTTTATCGGCAAATTTGATAAGGTGTGCAATGCGCGGGTCTGTTTTTTGCGTTTCTTGGGTCCGGGATTCAACCTTTTGTATCTGGTCGCTATCCCAGGTTGTAGCTAATGTTATATACGGGTCCCCATCCCTGCGAACACCTAATACACCATTGTCGATAGATTCTACGGTACCTTCCCACTCTTCCCCCTCTGGAGGCGTATATCTTACCCGGTCTCCAACCTTATAAGGAGATTCTTTTTTTGGTTGAGTGGCTTCTTCCTTGGCCTGTGGTTCTACTGTGGCCTCGCCCGGGGTCTCCTGTGAGGATTTAGCATCCAGTTGTTTGGCTAATTCGGGATAGTCCGCAAGTACCTCGGATGGGACGGGTTTGCCTTGTTGAATAGCCTGTTCTACCTCAAATTTGTGATTTTTATCCGCCCATAGTAGGTCAGCGGGGACACCTTTAACACCTTCTTTACTCCAATGTTCGTCGTACCACTTTAAGTATTCGCCTTTAGTCATTTCCCAGGGTTCTTTCGCCTGGGGTTGTTCCTTAATCTGGACAGACTGGTCCTCTACCTGGGGTTGAGCCGTTTCCGGTTTCTCCGGTTCTTCCGCTTTAACCTCCGGTTTTTCCTCGGGAGGCATAATAGTCTCGTTCAACAACACACCGCTCCTGCTCTCACGCGGCACGTCGCGGATAACAGGCTGGCGCGGCGGTGCTTCTGCCGGTACAGGTTCTTTAACTTCCCCGGGAGCCGGCACCGGTTCCGGTGGAGTGGGTTGCTGCATCTCCTGAGTAACTTCCTCTACAGCCTCCTGGATAGCCTGCCGGCCCTGCGGGTCCTGGGCAATTTCATCGTCGGTTTTATTTTGATACTCAGGCGGCAGTTTAGCCCTGGCGCGTTCGCGGACTACCTCAACAATATCACCCGCGCCACCCATACCAGCACCAAAGATAGCACCAACGCCCATAGCCTCTTTCATGGCAGAGTCAGAAGGATGGAGTATTTGTTCCAAGATGCCGCGCTCATCAGTACCCAACGCTTGCCGTTGCACGGCTTCCTGATAACCTTCTTCTCCTGCTTCCGTTGCAGCTTCAATGCCTAGTCTGCCCGCACCCAACGCGATACGCCCTGCGGTGGTAGCAGGTTTAGCCGGTAAAGGCGCAAAGGCGGCTGCTAACTGTGCGGCATCCAGGCCAGCTAGGGCCAGGTTGCGTTTAAATACTTCATTGGCAGCACGGTCAGCCTCTTGCTGGCTCATTCCCCGGGCCAATGCTTCCTCGTAGGCACTGCCGGCTTCAAGCGCAGATTCAAGCGGACGGGATAACCCTGCGCCCGCCATAGACGAAAGAATAGCCTTTTGGAAGGGACCGAGCCCAACCTTTGCGCCAGTCGCGCCGCCTATTTTCCAACCAGCGTACATGGCCGGGATTAAGGACGCTGTAAACGGCAGAGACCGGGCCGCAGTCGTCGAATAAAACTGCGGGTCAAAGAACGACCGCCAGGTAAATTCCTTGCCATAAGGAATCTCGTAGCCTTCCCTTAACCTTTCACCGGCACCGGTAAGGGTTTCACCCAATTCATCTTTGCCGCGCCATTTAGCTACGCCGCCGGCGGTAGCCAGCACATCACCAACACCGGCACGCAGGCTTGCGCCAGTTCGGGTTGCCAGAGTGCTGTCTTTCAGTTCCGGGCGAGTAGCGCCCATAACGGCCTGGGTACCGCCGATTATCCCCGCGCCTGTCCCGGCTATTTTAACCGGCGCAGGTATCGCCCGGGCCAGATCCAGTACCTTTGAAGTAGCGACTTTGGCGGCAGGGGCAATGACCTCACCGATCTTGCCGCCGGAAACAGCACCACCAGCTATATTGGAGCTGGTTGCCAGAGCACGCTCAAAGTCACTTCTTGGTACTGCCCTCGTCGGGTCGGGGCCACCGAATATTTTATTTTCAACCAACTCATTTAAACCAAATGTCATGCCCTTTGTTATGCCTCTTGAAGCAATATCGAGGGCACGGAGCAGAGGGTTTTGCGGTTCAAGAGACTTGGGCCTACCGGTATGCCGCGCCTGGATTGCAGCGCTGGCCTTTTGAATAATCTCGTCTTCACTCGAAGGCACACCTTCCAGCGGCACCCCGATTTTGCGCGACACTTCTTCTTGTAGTTTGATCAGCCGATCATCGGGTTGGTTACGCTTTTGCTGCGCCATTGAATCAAGTTTATTTAATAAGTCCTGAAATGCCATTTCAGTCACCAACCTATTAACGGAATTGCTTACCTGGGAGAATATCTATAAATTTCTGCCACCAGGGACGTTTTTTAAGAGCTTGCTTGTATATTTCCTCCGGTGTCGTAGCTTGTGCCGGCTGTGATTGTCCATTGCCTAAAACACCATAACCAGAGTTATTATCGCCGTTATCGCCGTAAATATCATCAACAAGCTTAATGACATCTCCGATTTTTACCTGGCCGAGTTCACCTGCATTTTGATACATGATATTTTTCACATCTTCCTTGGAATAACCCTGGTTTTTCAACTCATGGATCCTAACGGCAAGCTGGTTCAAGGATTCATTTTTTCCGGGTCCCCCGCCCCCGGTCGAAGGTTTGTAATATGGTTTCTTAATCTGGTACTGCGTCTTTAGCCCTTCCAACGTCGGCTGTCCCTGCCACATGCCGGTCAATCCGGCTTCCTTATACCGCCGGTCCCAGTCCAGCTTTTCCTGGGCGGCCTGTTGCGCTACTTCTGTTGCCAGCGCCTGATCATAACGGGACGGCTGCTGCGCCTGCCCCTGTTCTGTTTGATACAGTTTCATAAGCACGTTGGCCAGATCGCCTAAATTACCTAACTGCGACTGCCTCTCCTGTAAAGCCGATTGGTATAGCCCGGGAATCATACTGGCCACACTTTCCGCGCTTTGCTGTTGAATCTGCCCCAGGCGGTCAGAAGTAACCGTACTGTTCAGAATACCCCGGGCATTTAACTCTTCCATCGCCCTTTGACTGGCCCTTTGCGCTTGAGCTTCGGCCAACTTCTGGGCGGCCTGATAGCGAGGATCTTCTTCCGGGTTATAGTTAAACGGCTGGTTCACCGCTTGAGTCAAAGCCGCCACCAGGCTGTCAATCTGTTCTTTCCTGGCTGCTGCCTTTTGCTCCGCCGGTGACTGGTAATTCATTGCCCTTAGCGCTGCTTCAATAGTACTCCCGGGAGCATAAGCACGTCCGCCTACAACGCCGGAGGGGTTTATCCCGTACCGATCGCCCAGGGTGATGGTGCCGCTTTGCCAACCGATTTTTGAGGGATCATAGCCCCGGTTGACAAGGTACTCACGTACGGGAACCGTGCCGGCAGGAGCCGCTTTCTTCGCGCCGAAAGCGATAATGTTGCTCGCCGGCTTCGGGGCCTGGCTTTGCGTTCCTTTCAGGGTGGCCAGAGCCGCGTCCAACGCTTCAGGGGTAGCATAAGAACGTCCATCCTTTACGCTGGTCGGTTTGTAAAATGACTTCCCGCCCACCGTCACCTGGCCGTTCTGCCAGCCGATATTCTTTATTCCTTTGTTCTTGAGATATTCTCTTATCGCTACAGAAGCCATTTGAGAGCCTCCTTTCCAGAAAATGCTTGTCACCTTAATACAACAATGTGTATAATCTAAAAATGGAGGTGGGATAAATGAGAAAAATTACTTTGGTGTTTCTGATTATTGTTGTTATACTGCTATCGTCTGTGGTTACCGCGTGGGGGATAAACGGTACTTACAAGGGTTTTCCAACGGTTAATGTGGTTGTTAATGGCAACCCGGTAAAATCTGATGTGCCAGCTATTGTTGTGGATGGGAGAACGTTAATTCCGCTTCGATTTATTGTTGAGGAATTAGGATATAAAATTGATTATAATACTAAAACTTTGACAGTAAATATTAAATCTGCTGAATCTGATAATGTTAAAAAGTTAAGCTTTTCTGATTTAAAAGAAGCTGAAGACTTACTTATTAATGGAAAATTTTTATGCAAAACATATTCAACACCAGACGGCAGAAGAGTTGTTGATGGTGACGCATTAAAAGAGATTGCTAATAAGTTGGGATTAACGGTAACAATAAAATCCAACAAGTATATAATTTCAAACGATAAAATAAGCAAGACATATTATTATGAAGCATTGATTGACAACAAACCTTATGTTGCTTATGCGGCAATTATAATGACCAATAAATATTTAGGTAACAACGAATATAAAATATTTACAGATAGATAGAACCCCATTTAAAGGGGTTCTTTATTGTTCAGCATTTCCTCAAAGTCGGCAATTTCTTTGCGAATATATTCCAATTCACCAACAAGCTGCTGTTCTTTATTTTTCAGTGCAGCAACCATACGCCTTACTTCTTCTTCTGTGATGACATGCTCATCCACTTGAGTTTTGGTAATAATAAACACATTATTGGCAGCCTTTTTAAATGTTTTTTCAACCTTGCGGTTACTTCTGGCCATAATTATTATTCCTCCTATGCAGTTGCATAATTAATGCAGCGCCCTTCATGGTCGGAGACAGCACCATCACAGTATGTTCTGGTCGCCAACCTGCTGCCATTCTCATAGGCATACATCAAGTCCGCTGTCCCGCCAGCGGTTAAGTTATTCGCAATGTAAACTTCATTAAATCCTATAAACTGACACGTCGGGTCTGTACCCGTAGCCCCAGGAGCAAATACTACATAGATGGTTGTGTCATTTTGGAACGGATAAATATATCTGTTTTGACTGTCTACATAATCTGCGTTCATATAAATATCCTCACCAATCCAGATATTACCCGTTACCAGCATATTATCACCGTAAAATGTCCCACCTTCTATAATAGTGGTCGCGCCGGTGTCATCGTAAACCTTTAAGGCTCCATCATAAATAGTTAATCCGTTCTGGTTTATCTCAACCCTAGTAGATGAATTAAAGGCGGCAGTTATTCCGCTAGAATCAAGGCTGATCCCGCTGGTTTCGCTTAAAATCTGCACCAGGTCGGCATTAAGGATTCCGGTATTGATAACATCTGCACTTAATTCCTTCACATTTAGAGTATCAAGTGATTGCAGAATCCACATCAGATATTTCCGCATCTTTTCAACGGAGTCCACCAGACTGTCAATATCAATATGTGCTACTCCTGGTATTGTCGGGTAAGGCATAATATCACCACCTTATACAAACGGCATGAGCCGCTCCTGTCGCGTCATCTCGTATATTGTAGCCGGACCAGTACCGGAGAATTTCACCCGCACCCAGTTGGCATTAGCCACCGTCTCCACGGGGATAATTACCCGGGATGACTGAATGGTTGAGTTTGCGGTTAGGCTCCTGACCAGCGTCCAATCACTGTCACCTTCTGCCGTTTTCGTCAGATAAACGTTTAACGTGCTACCAGAAGGCAGGTCGCACACAATCCAGAGTTTATACCATTGTTTAGGTTGAGCAAGTGAGGATGCACCGAAAGGCTTAGATACCCACTCCCAAGATATGGCCGTCCCCGCATCATCCGTTCCGCCCATCTTATGAACCTGGCCAGAGGAATCACCTTCGTACCATTCTTCGTTCATATAGGCAAAGGCCCTGGGATAATGGCCCAACTCCCAGACGTACCACGTCTCAAATACCGGGTCATATTCCAGAACGTGATTGGGTTCCGTGGCCGAATTAATGGGCAGGGCCAGGTAATACCGCTTGCCGTCCGTACCGGCGCAGGCTTTGTGTCTGTTGGACTTATTAATGTTGTCAATATACCACTGCACGGGCAGGGCAAAGTCTTTTCGCGGGGCTGACCCGCCGGTATAGCGGTAAATGCCATCATGGGCAAGGAAATACAAGGTATTGCCTACCATAAGAGTTGATTGGTTAGAAACGCACCCTATTTTATCGCTCACGGGCAATAGTTTATAGTTAATCGGGCCGGTCCCATAAAGCTCAAATGAAGCGTGGGGCATAAATACCACAACATGCCCCGGCCCCGCCTTTAGGCCACTGATAGCTTCGCCGGTGGAAGTTTCAACAACAATCTCCCCGGCATCATCAACGGTCGTCCAGTCCTCCGCTTTTCGCAGGGCAGAGAATTTAACCGAATTTCCCACGGCAACATAAACCCGGTTGTCGTGGGCATCGATATAGTTGGCGTTGGCCGGGGCATTGACAAGATCGGCAACGGTGCTGCCATCGTATTTCTTAACCGCGTCCGTACCGTTGGCGGCCAATAGGTTTATATCAGCGAAGTTGCCCTGGAAATTGCAAAAGCTCCACTGGGCAGAAGTAGATAGTCCGCTTGCCAATGCCGCGCTCCAAGCCGCACCGTCCCATTTCTTCCATTCACCGTTGGCAATAGCGTGTAACTCTGCATCTTTCCATACGCCGAGGCCGATAACAACCACCCCGAAACTATCGCCAAGGCTTGAAAATCCCGACCTTACCGTCAGGGCGAGAAAGTTTGTTGAGGTAAGGTTTTTCAGGCTGGTGGCATAACTGTCGAAAATACTGAAGGCGTCCAGTTTGTTAACACCTTTAAATTCGCGTAATGGTATTGGTTTTAGGATGCCAGATATTGATTTCCAAAAAGCCAATAACCCCACCTCCTTCCTAATAACATGAAAGTCCTAATATTCATTATGAAATAGTATCATAAACAGGTAAATAACCAAGGATAGTTCCACTTTCGTCATAGACAGGGATTTTATAAGTTACACTTCCGGGAGTGGTTGCAGCTACAAAGTTGCCATGAACCGTTAAAAATCTACCGTGTTGTGTAGCACCACCAAAATACCCTGTAAAGTATTGGTCAAATTCACAGTTAATCGCGTAATCAACATCTATTATTACAGCCGTAGTTGTATTATTAACAAATTTACAATTCTCGGCTGTTGCAGAATTTACGAAGTTCCATACTTTAGATGCGGTTATGTTGGTATCAACAAAAGCACTTCCTAATTTGGTAGTTACATTTTTAAAAATTACATTACCGTACATAAAAGTCGTGGCAGCAGGCCCGTTTATAAAAACATCCAATCCATTTATGTCAACCTTGGTATCTGTATCCGTATTTTGCCACTTAAAAACTGCTGTATTATCGTCTATATCAACTTTTACGTTTCTTATCCTAATTAATTTATTGGTTCCGTTTGTGTCCATACAATAGATATGTCCAACAGAAGGAGTTCCTTGCATGGTACAATCATAAAGCTTTATTTTGCCGTAATTTCTAACTACTCTGGCCGATGCTTGTGTATTATCTTTAAACTCACAATTGGTAGCAATAATTTCTGCAGTTAGTGAATTATTTTCATCCCCTACTGCAGAAACGCCGTGATTATTTCCTTCAAAATAACATCCTATAGCTCTTACATTAGTTGTTCGTATTACGTCTATTCCTCCACCGTTGTTGTTTTTAAAAGTGCAACCTATTATTTTGGCATCAGATTGCGTATCCGTACCGTTAGTTTCAAAGTCAATCCCTGCTTCCGGCGAAGTTCCATTTGTATTGATAAAGTTTGATATAATAGCCTTAAAATCGTCACATCCAATAACACTGCATCCTTGACGACGATTATTGTCTACTGTTACATTTATTAGTGTTACCTTGCTGCAAAAACTATTGTCAGTAAGCCTTTTACCAACAAAAATACCGTCGCCCCAGGCATCTTTTGCTATTACGTTCTGAATTGTTACGTTGCTAGATCCTCTTACGTCTATGCAATGACCCCATTCACCAGTTGTTCCAGTGTGGCGGTTTCTGTCCCCTATAAAAGTACCTCCAATTATGTCAACGTTTGATACTCCAAAAATACCAAAAATGGCATAATTATCTTCCGCATTTGTTTTGGCGTAAAGTTTAGTATTGCGAGATAGCCATATTGTAATATTAGAAGGAATAGATATACCCCATTTTGCGCCTGTTTCTGTGAGTTTTGTTGGATCGATTAAATAATTTCCGTCAGGAACGAAGATAATACCATATCCGGAATTAACAGCATCTTGGAACGCTGTGGTATCGTCTGTTCCTGTATCTGTCCCTTCATCGTAATCACCTTTTGCACCATAACCTTTAACATTGGCAATAGGCGTAATCAGCGTCTTGGCATCCGTATTATAAGCGTCAATTACCGCCTGTATCGCTTCACTCGCAAGCTCAACAACTTTTGCCATTACGCCCACCTCCTTGCAATAACTCTCCTGGGCTGCTGCTTCTTAAACTTCCTTCTCGCTTTCTCCGCAAGCTCTGCGAAGCTGGCGGCAAAATTGTTCACCATGTCCACATCCCTTTGCACTTGCGCCACCCGTTCAGCGCAGCCGTAAACTAAAAGCTCGTGGTAGTCCTCCGGGAAATTCGGTACTTCGTCCAGGTTATTTTCGCTCAACTCATTATGGCGAGGCCGGTAATAAAGCATGACCTCTTTGACACTGGTCGGCGTGGGGTAGATCATAAGCTGACCGACTATGATCGTCCAGAATTGGCCGTGTGCTTCTTCGTTCGGGCTCTGATAATCGTACTTGTCCCCGCCAACGGTAACATTCGTTATCCTGTCCTCGGCGCAGTCATTGGGCAGAGGGTAGACTGCCAGGTTGGGTACAGTATTAAACCTGTCTATAGCCTCCGGCAACGGGTAATCACGGAACAGCTGCCTCTGGACAAGATTAATCCACTTCACCTTTTTGGAAATGGACACGGAGTTGGCTATTCTGCTGTCTACATCATCAAGGATTTCTTGTAATGTCATAAAAAATACCCCTCTCAAATGGGAGTTAGAGGACTAAAGGTTGCACTATTACCGTATGCGTCCCGTCTGTAACATTCAGATTAATACTCACCCAATCCATAATTCCGGTCAGAAGCATCGTATAAGACGTCGCCGAATCAGCGGCTTTGACGTTTTCCCCGCCCCCATGATGGGCGATAAAGTTGCCGCCTTCCTGGTTGCTCATAGTAACGTCTACATAGCCGCCGCTAGTCGCACCCTCAATATAATGGTGAATAAGTAGCGCGTTATATCCTGTGCAATTATGTTTAACAGAACTGCCCACTGTTACGGCGTTATGTGTTACCTTTGCCGCGCCCTTCTTCATTCTTATACCCCCTCCCACGCCAGCTTTGAAACTATAGGCTTTATCTCGCCGGCCAACGCTTGTATCTCATCCCGGCGCCGGCGTTCCATTTGCTTTCGTAGCTTCTCGTTCCAATCATCAATTTCGCGGAATATCTTTTCCCCACGAGTGCGGATATTGCATTTTTGGATTAAAACTTCAACCCGGGAGTCCAGCTTATTATTAGGCACATCAAATCCGTATGTACTCCCGATATGATTAAGGCAGTGGACCTCATATTTCTTGCGCCTGGCGTTCCATACTAAAAAGAAATTCGGGTCGTATTCCCTCAGCCAATGCGCCAGGTCGTGGCTAAAGATAGGCTCCAGGTACGGCTTGCCCTGGAGCCTGTTGGTTACTTCGTATTCAAATGTGAGTTGGCCACCCATACTACATCATCCCCTTACAGCCCAATGGCAATCACGCGGACGGTAACCGACGATAAATCGGTGCCGTTGGCAACCTCGGTGGCTGCGCTGGCAGAGATAGCGCCATCTGGTGCGTTTGTGCCAGAAGGAGTGCCCGCGCTTACAGCTTCGGTTTTTCCTAAATCGTAAGTAGTGTCAATTGCGGTGCCCATAAGGCGAACGGCAGTTTCAATCGCAGCCGAATCTTCAGCAAGAGCACCAGAGGTTGAATCGGCAGCAGCGGTTGAACCAGTGGTAACCTGCTGCGTGTGTTGGTGTGTAGCAAGCGCATCACCAGTGAAAGCATGTGTATGGCTGGCTTGCGCCACAGTTGGCGTAAACGCCTTTAATTTGCTATTAGCATGGTCAAATTCAAATATATACCCAGCCGCCGGTGACGGTAACACAAAGTCCAGGGCGGTCAAGCCCAGTTGTTGGGGCGTTATTGCCTCGCCGCCGGTAGGATAGGAACTGTCAAGGGTAATGTCGCATACATTCATGTAGCCGTTACCCATCTTGCGTCTGTGTAAAAGGGATACTGTCGGCATAAATGACACCTCCAAAATATAAGTAAAGAGAGGGGCCTATAACCCCTCTCTATTAGTGCTCGGTGATTCCATAAAGCTCCACTTGGCCCCTGGGACGCTGGCAACCGCAATCGGCGTATTTCACCAGCGTAGCCTCCCACGCTGGCTTGTTAGCCACACGGGAAAGCATGGCTCCGTCCTCATCGAGCCAATTGTAGTCGTCCATCTGGTACATCTTCCAGTCGTTCAGGTCCAGGCAGTACAGCTTCCCACTCTTGATATACTTGTCGGCCATCATAGGAATGCCATTGTAGCTGATAGCCTTCCAGCCGCCTTTGAGCTCCATGGTGTTAACGAGCTGTTTTTGCGCGGTCAACAGGTTTTGATATGCCCGGCGGACGCCGAAAGCGCACTGCATAAAGTTGATGACTGCCCCGGCCTTGCGGTCGGCGTCGTCAATGGCCTGCTGAATAATAACTTCGGAAACCTCACCGTTGACGTTAATCCGAGTGGCGTTAAGCCACTTGTTGGCAGTGCGATCAATGCCGTAAAGAGTGCCGTTGGTAAACACAGCTTCCAGGCCGGTGAGCTCCAAGTCCTTGTTGCCGGCCAGGTAAATCACGTCGTCAGCGGCGGCCCCGGTGGCGCTGGATACAACGATTTGGCTGTTGTCCTCGTCCACGGCGGTAACCTCGGCCTCGGAAGTGTCCTTGGTATCGCCGGTATAGATATCCACCAACATACCCTCGGCGAAGTACATGGTGCTGTCCACCGTGAGAGTGGTACCAGAAACAGCGGTAATAGTGGCCAGCTTGCCGGTACCGTCACCCAGGGCCTGCCGGCTCAGGTCGTTTTTGGCGTCAATCTCGCAGTCGGAAATCTCCTGTTCCAGCATGTTGGCAAAAGCGCCCACGTTGGAACGAGAAGCCTTAACAGTCTTATCAGTGATTTGGAAACGCGCAAACAGGTTCTTGGTTTCCCATTTCGCCTGCTTGGTCTTGCGGCTGTTCGGGGTGGGCAGGGTCCCATCATCAGCACGGTTACCCACGCCGCCAACACGCCCGTACCGCAGGGCCATAACAATTTCTTTACCTACAACACTTTCAGTATCGCGCTCCAATTGTGCCAGGAAAGCACTGGCCTTGTCGTTGAGTTGGTAGCGAAGCCCAGGCAGATAGAACTCCTTTAATGCTTCCGCTACAGCAGTTAAATTCAAAATAGACATGTGTTATTACCTCCTTGAAAAATCAAAGACTACTACTTTCCACCTCCAAAAATTCTCTGGAAGTAGGAGAGAGCAGCCTTCTTCGCGTCTGATGTTGATTTGATTTCGGTCGGCGGCGCTGCTGGTGGCACCGCTGCCGGCTGGTTGCCGATTACTACCGGCGGCTGGTTCTGTTTCACTCCTTGCGCGTAATTCTTTAGAATGCTGTTCTTAACTGTCTCGTTTTGCATAACCTGCTGCAGAAAATTCGGGTCCTGCAATAGCTGCTCGGGCGGCTTAAGTTGCTGTGACTTGGCCATGTGGTAGGCGACTTCCATGGCTTCGCCTTCTGGCAACTTATCAAAAAACTCCTGTTTCTCTTGGATGAGATTTTGCATGGCCGGCAACATGGTGTCGAAGTCCTGGTATTTCTGCCGGCACTCTTCAATCTGTCGGCTGTACTGCTCGACCTTCTGTTGCTGCTCAAACTGCTGCATAATTGGCTGGAGCATGGGGTTCACGTTCTGCTGTATCGCCTGGTTTACCATTTGGCTCATCATTTGCCCGAGTGCTTCTATCGGGTTTTCGTAAAACTGCTCCATAAACTGTTCGTTGTACTTTGCGATCTCTTCCGGCGTCGGTTGCGGCGGCTGTTGAGGCTGTGCCTCCGGCGGCTTTTGGGCCTGTTCAATCATGGCCTTTAGCTGCGCCAACTCTTCCTGCAAGGCGCTTACTTGCCCGAGTTGTGTACCCTGCTCGCTGATTTTCTTTTCAGCTTCGATGTAACTTTTCAGCAGGGCCTCCGTGTTGATACTCCCGTCCGGCAGCTTGAATTTGTCCGGGATTTCCAACTCGGCAGGCGGATTATCCCCGGTTTGCGGGGTGGGTTCGCCCGTCTCTGGATTGGTCTCCTGGGATCCAGGCTCCGGTTCATTATTAGTAGTGCTGGCCCCTGGCTCCTGGCCCACATTGAACAGCGGGTTTTGCAAACCCTGACGCGGGTCGCCGGTTACTTGCGTCTCCGGTGCAGGATTATTAGGCGCTGGTTCAGTAGTTTGGGTCGTTTGAGTTGCCACGGGGTTCTCAGCAGAAAATGGCATAATGAAATACCTCCTAAAATAATCTAACCGCCTTGCGGCACACAACGGTGTTATCGCTGGCGGTTAGTGGTTTTTGTTTTTGCCGGCCTTCTTCATGGCAATAGCGATTGCCTGGTTCAGGGCCGCGGCCTTGCTTTTTGGCCTGGAGTGGCCGATTTTGCCTTTCCGCTTATAAGCGGCCATTAATTCGCTGATGTTCTGACTTATGACTTTATCACTCTTACCCGGCTTCAGCGGCACTCATCCCACCACCCCCTAGTTTAGTTGTCTCTGCTTCCTCTAGTTGTCCCTGCATCATTTGCATTTGCGCACGGGCCAGGAAAGCAATGTGCATATCAACATGCTGCTGGAATAATTGGTCCAGCACGGGATTTTGCATAACCATTTCTTCGTAATCCGTAGTCAGCCGGAACTTGTTGTGCCGGCTGATGTGCAAGACATGGTCGTCATAGTTGACCGGTGTCGGTAGCGCTCCTTGTTGCATCTCGCGGTTTTCGCGCTCGGCTTTGGAAATGTGAAGCTCGTCATCATCATCAATAGCTTCCCAGTTGCCGAACTCAATAATCTCCAGGATTTTATTGCGGGTCTCCTTGTCAATCTGGCCGGTTTCCGGATTTATGAATAGGCCGGATTCCAGCAGGTCAAACACAAGCTGCCGGCGCTGGGCCGGTGATTCGGCCAGGGCAGAAAACGCCTCAATAACCACGTCATCAGACCGGATATCGCTGGCCGTCCAGTCAAGAAGCTCAACAACGTTGTTCCGGCCGATAATTCGCAGGGTCCGCACACCGTTGACAAATGCCTTGTACATGCGTAACCACTGCTTACCGTTGTCTATCAAGAACCGCTCTATATTCGCGGCTGTGGTACTCAGCCGCGTGTCGTCCTGTTCCAAGGCGATACTCAATGCTACCCCGGATTTTACTCCCGGCGGCGCGTGTGATTGCCGGGATATTTCGGATACTCCGGAAATCATGGAAAACTCTTGCAGCAACGACGCCTCTTCGGTCTCAAAGGCGTTGGGCAGGTTTGGGGTATCTGCCAGCTTAGGAACATTAAACCCACGCTGATAAATATGCACGGCCCCCGGAGCACCCGCCTCCTGCTCGAATATCTCTTCATCCACAGAACCGTCTTCGACCAGCCACTGCCCTATAGCGGCCCGGTTGAGGTATTCAGCCTTGCGGTTGCGTAAGGCGTTGTATCTGCGCTGTATCGGAATAAGCCGCTCGCACACGGTCTTGCCCCAGAACACGCCGGCACGTTTGATGCAGTCTACTTTTGTAAATGGCAGGGCTGGCTTATTGTCTTCACCAACCGGATACGGCAAAGGCCCCTGATATAAAAGTTTCCCGCCAGAAACGATAATCAGCCGGCCTTTGGGGAACTTCTTGGATGGTCGCTCCCAGTATTCCTTAACGATGGCATGGTCTTTCAGTTTTGCGGTGACAAAGTGAAAGCCACCCAACCCATAGCCCAGGCCGCCTATGCCCATCATGGACTTTTGGAGTTGCATAGCCGTGATTTCCTCGGGGTCTACTTTCACACCCCAGAATTCTTCTATTTCGTCAACATGGTAGGCCCGGGCGTGGATAATGGACCGGCACTGTTTAACCCGTTCGTGGTAACACGAATCCGGGTATATCTCCTGCGGCGGGCAGACGATCACATCAAGATCGCCCTCGCGGAGCTCTTCTTCTTCGCCCTCACCCTCGCCCATCAGCACCTTTGCGACAATCTCGCCCTTAGACGGGTCCCAGGTGTTTTTCATGAGCACAGAGCCGCAAGATTCCATCCAAACGTAGCAAGTTCCTAAAAGGTCCTGTATCTCCTGGTCGTTGTATGTGTTTTTTAGTAACTGACTGCCCACCTTGGACGCTCGGATATCCTCCTGCTCGCCGGAGCCTGGACGCACCTTCAGGATTGGGCGCATACGGCTAAGTCTTGCTATCCTGGTTTCCTGGATGGGGGCAATATGGTTGAAAACTTCCCTCTCCTGCCACCAGTACAGTTTGGGGATTTCCTCTAATGTCATCGCCACCGGATTTATATCCACGTACTGGTTGCCTTCAATGAAACTGATATTAAGCCGCCATTGAAGCTCATAGGGACGGCGTTCTTCCTGCCGGCGCTTGAACTCGTCGTCAACAAAAGAAACAAGCCCTTCTTCGGTATATGTTTCCTCCGGCATCGGCTGATTATCGTTCTGCTTTTTCCCGAATCCAAGAATAGCCATGATCAGTCACCTTCTTCTTCGGCCTGCATCTGGAGCCCACGCCGGATGAAGTTTCGTACCTTGCCCGGGGGAGGCCGGCCTGCGTTCGCATATTCGGTATAGTCCCGCGCCATCAGTCGGTTGTACAGGTCCCGGCGCTCCTGGTCGTGCTGGTATTCACGCCAGGCCCACAATGCAAGGACGCCGCAAATGAGGCAAAACTCGCCGGCAACTATGACCCACCAGTGCGTCATTTCTTTCCCCTCGCTTTCGCCCAGGGGGTGACGTCGGAAATGGCCGCCTTTTCAATCACTTTAAGTAGTGTGTTGGCCATCTACTTAGCCTCCTTGTACCGTCCATCGCAATATTTGCATTTCATTTCCAGACTAAATGGATCATCGTTAGGCGATTCATAACGTGCCGTTTCGCCATCGTGAATCGCAAAAAAGCAACACAGCCGCCTAAATAAACGATATATCTTATTTCCCATACTCATACCACACCTTGAAATTCATTATTTTATCGAACGCCCGGTCAAAGTTTCCGGTAAAAGTAATGCCGCGATCATCAAGGTAGACCGTGGCAATCGGTTTGCCGGGATTCTCGCCGCGCAGACTGGAATTGTCGTTAATCTCATCATAGATAAGACCATGTTCTTTACACCAATCTGCAACAAAACGGCTGCCCCGGGTAGTGAAAAGGATAATCTTCCATCCAGCCTCGCGCAATCTTTGTAAAAACTCTTTGGCTCCCGGCAGGGGATTACCAATCTTGTGCGCTCCCTGCCAGCCTTTTGAGTAATCGGCCAATACACCGTCAACGTCTATGGCAATAGTCGGCTTGTGCATTACTTCGCCCCCTTATGCACCCGCGAATGGGCGATCAACGCCTGTTGGGTACCAAACTCCCGCCCGCACTCCGGGCAGGTAAACTTCTCCGGCTCGTTTTGGTCCGGCTCCGATTCTGCCATTAGTAGGACTTTCTGCTCTAACTCGTCCAAATAGTCGGCACTGACCAGTACCGTGCCCTCAGGCCGGGGTACATGCTCCTGTAAATCAACCGGCAACAGTCGCAGGATGCTTTTCAGGCACTCGTCACACAGGTTCATGCACAGGTTTAACGGGCCGTCAGGGCGGCCACAAAACCATTCGGCCCGGTTGCGGCAGTTAAACATGTCGCAGTGTACGACGTAGGGGTTCCGGAATATCTGGGCTTTGTTTTTGGGTGTACTCATGTTAGCCTCCCATTTAAATCTTGTTCGTTCCTTCAACGCCCCTTGCCTCTCTGCCCATGGTTCTTTTTCTTAACCACAGCAGAGCTTCTTCTAATTTGGTTATAGCAAGAGCGTTCTCCCGGCAGGCAAACTCACTTTTCTGGAAGTGTTGTAGCCTGCAAATAACCATATTGATCAGGTCCTCGTTACAGATGCCATTAACACCGCACTCCTTGATGGGACCTTCTTGGAAGTGGATTACCGCAAGGGGTTCCCTTCCAGTTGACGCATGGCCAATGTGTTGAGATTCATATACCCTAAACCAATGCGGTGCGTTATATTGCATTTCTTCTGGTTCTTCGTGAAAAACCACTGTGTACTTCTCGGTTAACAAGTCGCTGGTTAATTTTTTCATTTTGTCCTCCTTGGAATTAGTTTTATTTCTCTTCTTCAATGACCGTGTATTCTTCCCATTCCAGTTCATTTGGGTGCATCAACCTATCATCCTCCTAAACAGATGTGTCCGCTTCCGGCGGGCCAGCTTCTCCTTGTGCCGGGCGATGACGCCTTTTTCTTGCGGCGGGGCTTTCGATTGCTTCGCATGCCAAGTTACAAGTCCGTACCCTGCCCCGTCATAAGGGTTAGTATAAATGTGCGGCTCCTGGGCCACTTTCTCTGCGTCCTTCTCGTCCACAACCAGGTTTGGCATAGCCTCGATCAGCGCCCGACACGTGCTGAATATCTGCACCTTGGCGACGGTCTGCCCGGTGCGCTCGTCCTCGAAAGGCTTCAAATACTCATGCCAGACCGCCTTCCTAATGATCCGCGCCGTTGCCTGGTCCGTGGGTGGCGGGATGCAACCGCCTAGCTTCGCCTCCTGGTAGCAATCAATGATAGATTTCCCTTCGGATTGCCCAGTTGCCAGCGCCCGGCCCAACTTGTTCCAAGCGTCCCGACCAACCACCGTAAAGGCGATTTTCTCTTTCAGTGGATTCCCGTGCTCATCAACCTCCGGCTGGTCAACTTCGCTACCGACAACCGACAGTTTCAGGACCTCCCGGGCCTGATCCGAATACGTCACCTTCGGGTCTTTTGGGTCCCGCGTGTACTCGCGGTAAATGTAGACTACCCCATCCGGACTCACAGCGAACCAGTACCAGCTGAACGGGTCTGCATAGCCCGGGTCGTTCGACCGCCACCGCCGCCACCATGATGGTATCGCGAATGGCCGGCAGACGTGAACCATCTCCGTGAACTCGGGAAAGGCGGTTCCTTCGCCGGCACTAAACGCTTCCTCCGGCGTGCTCGGATACTCCTGCATATATGTGTTGGGCAGTGCCTTCTTGGTTTTTTCGTACCACTCCTTGTCTCGGCGCGGGTCCGTCCACCAGGGAAGGAACACTCGCACAAACCCGTATTTTGCCGGGTCTTTCGCCACCAACTCATACATGCTGCCCCGTTTGTTTGTGGACAGCCCTATCACCTGGCCGCCGGTGGGACGGTTGATCGTCGGGTATGCAGCCGTCCATAAATCCTCTGCCCACTGGTGGAACGCCCATTCATCCAGAATCACCAGGTTGGACGTAAACGACCGGGCGGAATCCGGGGCTGATGACATGCCGGTGAGTACCGAAGGGTCTGCGTATTCCCCAGGCCGGTCTTTTTTCGGGTGATATATCGTGATACTGAGGGCTGTGGCCTCCCATACCGGGCCGGCGAAATTTTTGGGTGCCCTCTTCTTCTCCCGGGTCATCCAGGCCGGCAGGTTTTCAAGGATAAATTTCACCCGGCGGACTAACTCTTTCGCGTCGTCCTCTTTTTTCGAGAGGGCCACAACTGAATAGCCGGGGTTGAATAGCATCCGCCAAACGGCGTAGGCTAACACCAACCAAGTCAATCCCAACTGGCGGGCTTTCAGAATCACTAAAAGGCGCTCAACCAGAATCATGGCCAGCGCCTTCATTTGGAGTGGCCACAACGCAAAGGGTATGGCTATCCCGCTTCCGCCAGTGGCCTCGTCGCGGTCCTCTATGCGCACCCATTGGCGGATGAACCGCTTGCATGACTTGCGACAGCGGGCGTTTTCCTCTGCGGCAAATACTTCTATTTCATCGTCAACTGTCAGCTTCAGAGCTGGTTTGGGCATCGGGCATCAGTTTTCCTCATCCGGCGGCAGGTTGCGCAGTTCCCGGGCCAGGGCGATTTTTTCTTCCTCAGTCATGCCGGCCGTGCGGGAGACTGTTTCAATGGGGCCGCCGTCCTTGCCAAAGACTTCATGATCCTGCTTGTCCCGCCACTTGCCCCGCTGCCGGTTTTTCAACCAGAAAATGGCCGCTGTTGTATCAGGCGGGTAATGTTTTATTGTCGGCACAATGACCGGCTCACCCTCATATTGGAATATTTTGTCTTCCGGGTGTTCGTAGCCCATAGCTCGCTTGTAAAGTCTATCAGCCACATTTGCATCTGCAACTTCTTTACCGTTTTTTAAGGACTCCGAAAATTCAGGGTGTTCCTTTTTCCATAAATTGAGAGTTGATTCCGTAACCCCAAAAAAGTCGGCAAGTTCTTTATCGGTAGCCCCAAGCAAGCATAGTTTATATGCCTGTTCCGCGTATTCCTTTTTGTATTTGCTTGGCCTTCCTGCCATCATGCCTCACCACCTTTATTGCATCAGATTTTGTTTTTTCAATATCTCAACCTGTCCGCTGATAACAGTTTCCCGTTCCTCTGCATCTAAGTTTTGCAGCATATCACCGTAGACTGACAAGACGTGTTGCCTGAGCTGTTCATCGGTTGGTTTCCCTTCCCTCTCACACTCTCCTATCCTTTCCTCTTCTCTCTTCTCCTCTAATCTTATCTCCTCTCCTCTTATCTTATCTCCTAGCATAGCAAACGCATTACACGTGCTATGCTCTTGGTATGCAAATGCATTGCTTTTGCTATGCATTTGCATACCTTTTGCATTACTGCTTTCTTCTTTTTTCCAACGCTTATTAGCGGCTTCTTTACGTTTTTCAATGGTTTCGTGGTATTTCTTCATCCTTTTAGTGAGGGCCGGCGACCAAAAATACTCACCGTCTGATTGAAACAGTTCAAACTCTTTTATACAATCATCAATATACTCTTTCAATTTTTTAGGCTCAGCATCAAGTTCTTTTGCCAGGCTGGCCATTGTATATTTCCCTGTCAACTTCAGCTTGTGTTCCTCAGCCTCACGCATCATTTCCACCAACATCCAATACCAACCGTATCCCTCGGCGCCATATACAAGGCGCATCATGGTTATTTTTTGGTCCCTGCGGGCGTTGGCATCATGTGCAAACCAATACACGTCCTTCTTCATTTTTACCACGCTCCTATGGCTTATTATTGCTCCACTAAAATAAGTAGGGCAGGAATGTCGGTTGGAGCTTGTCCGACCCTGACTGCAGACCAGGTTCCCGCCCAAACTTGAAAATAAAACACCTGCATTTTGCTAATTTTTTTCTGATTAAGGGTTGACTTCGTATTCCATCGTGGTATAATAGAAGACAATAATAAATAAGATTAATCAAAAGGAGGAATAACAATGTCCGACGTCACCATGCTCCGCGTTCGTATCCCTAATAAGCTCGCCGCCCACCTGGATGCCGAAGTCAAACGACTCCAGGCCGAGACGCCGGCGGCGGAGGCTACCAGGTCCAGCGTGGTCAGGTACGCGCTGGAAGTCTATTTAAACCAAAAGGAGGAATCCTCCATGAATCTAAACGCCACCATCCTGCAACACGCCGAAAACATTTCTCTCAATGGCAAAAACATTGAAGACTTAGTAAAAGAGTTTTTTAACTGCGAAAACGCAACGGTTGATGACATTGGCGACATCTGGATCGAAGGCCCGCAGGCCGGTCACTGGTTGCGGGATGAGGAAAAAGAAAACTTTATCAAGTGGTTACAAACCCGCTAATAACTCCGGCCCGCCGGGAGCCGGTAATCCCGGCGAATGAAAGGAGGAAATTCTTATGAAAAACTATGAAATCCGCGCTTACAATGGTTCCGAATCCTACGATTACGTAAAACTTCAGGCAGAGAATGTTCGTTCCGCCGCCGAACAATCTGGATTTTCGGATTGCAAAGTCGCTGTATTAGGTATCGACGGTGATTGCGCAACGTTCAAATTGGGCAAAAACGGCAAAATCACCTATGAATACAAACCGCAAATCTAATACCTTCGCCACCGCCGGGGCGAATGAAATACCGGTGGAAGAAAGGAGGAAACAATGTTTAAACTTGAAGGCGTTGATTGTAAATACTTGGACTATTACTTCAGTGGTCTTGCAAAGATGCCTACATGTCGGCATCCTGTAAAAATGAATCAGGCTGCACCTATCCGTCAGGAGCAAGAGTGTATGGCCTGCCCGCACAACAAGCTGCGTATACATTTCACGCTGAGAGAGATTTCTCCCAGCGACATTGAAAAGATGGCTAATTTTTTTAGCAAGTAACCTTCACCCGGCCTGGGAGTATCCGGGTAAACAACTACTCCCACCGTAAAACTACCCCACCGACACGGGGGTAAGGTGCCGGAGAAAGGAGGAAATGATGTGAATTATGATCAACGGCAAAATTTACTCAGGCACTTTTGAAGAGTGTTTAGACAAGGCAGTATATCATTATCGTTGCGCGGCCAAGGGGAGGGCAAACCTCTCCTTGGTGAAAAATGCAGAAGCAGAGTTTGAGAAAATCTTACTTCATATGGAAGTAGGAGACGCGGAAAAAATCACTCTCCCCGGCGAACCATGGGAGATCGGCATCCACCTCGGGCAGGTACCCGAGCATAAGTTTACTATTTGCCGCCTCCCGAGCCGGTAAACTGCCCGCAAAAATCTGCCCCGCCGGGAGGCTTATCCCGGCAGAAAGGAGGCCCCATGAACCACGAACAACTACTCTATAAACTCGCCCAGCAGCAGGGCCGCCAAGCCCTGTGTACTGGGACCATCGGTGTTATCGAATCAATCATAAGGTCTGACATTTCCCCATCGGCAAAGGTTGCCGAGATCGGGGAAGTGTTGGATGCTTTCAAAAAACTCCACGACAACAAATCGCTACCGTGGAGAACGTAAAAAAACAGGGGAAGGAGGGTCGCCTCATTTCCCCTGTTTTGCTTTTTCTAATATTTAGAAAGAGTTTTACGCGAAAATCAATTATATTGTACATGTCCAACATGTGTTTGTCAACACAAAAACGGGTTCCTGTAAAACTTTGGCGGCTTTTTCCTCTTCTTCCCGGACTTACTCCCACCCCTCTTCGCCGGGGGCGCTGGTAAATGCTGAATGTAATCTTTCACCCTGTTATCCGGCGGACTGGTAGCCCCCCACCATTTCCAGAACTCCGCGCTTGTCATGTTTGCTCTCAGCACATCCATCCCCCCTAATAAAGTAAAATGGGAGGCCAAAGCGCTATGGCTTCGACCTCCCGCTCTTCGGGTCAGTCGGCTTCCATGTTTTTAGGATTTCCCCCCGGACAACCTTTCCGGCCTGGACCTTCAGGACCACCTCTCCGTATTGGAGCCGGTTTATGTCCTCGGCCTGGCGCTGGATTTCGGCCATTAGTTGGTCGGTTAGTTTCAAGCTCCCAACTCCCCGCCGCAATACCTACACCTGTCGCTTGGCTCTCTCTGCGCATACTTGGCCCCGCAGTGGGGGCACTCAACGATTCTCACCGGCGGCGGAATGGTCATCGGTCATCCCTCCAATACCCGCACGACTTCGTCTCCGGGCACCGTTTGAGCCACCAGCACTTCGGCTGCAGATATCCGGCCAACTTCGGACTGACTTCGGAAACCGATTTCCGAAGTTTTTTGACAAGTTCACGAATCTCCCATTGTGCCCGACTACAAAGGCGTTCTTTAGCCAAGTCTATTAAGGCATGGTAATTGATTGTCATGTGAATACTGCTGGTGCAGGCATTGGGTAGAACAAACCGCGCATCTTCGGCAGGTACCAATTTCAGCAACTCGGCGTAAGTCTCCGCCAACTTCTCCATGCACCGTTCAAATTTCCACTTGGCCAGGGAGTTTTTCTCAATACTCGGCGGCGTCACATAATCAAACCCGCCATCGTATTTCACATACCGCTGGCTTTCCTGGGCGAAGGCCACCCCCACCCGTTTCCTGACCAGTTGATGCGTTAGTGCTCGGCTTACCCCGTCAATTTCAAAATTGAACACCGCAAACTCCAACGGCGTCCAGTGTCCGGCCTGAATGATGTGATCCAATATCCCTTCCCGCGGTACCGACTTCCAGCAATTCGCCGCGGCCCTGATTATTGCTCCTTCCGGATCCGGCGTGTAGTTAACCAGTATTACTTTCACGGTTTATTTCCCCCTTACATTGAATCAGATCGATAACCTTATCCCACAACTCCCCCAGCGTCCCGTTATTATCAATCTCCCCACACTTCACTCCATCAAGCATACTCTCTACCGGGTGTTCCAGCCTCGCCATATCCACTTCCCCGTCCCGCCGGCGGAGGCGCTTGATTCGCTTCTCCTTGTCGGTCACAATCCGGACCGGGATAAACCTCTGACTAACAAAAAACTCAAACTCATTCGGCTGGCGCACATCATCCACCACGAAGTGGTATCCCGGCTCATATTCCCGCATCTCCCGGGCCACGACATTGATCCAGGCATCCGGGTTATATTTCCGGGCCAGTTGCCCCAGGTCCTGGAGAAACCCTCGGTTCCGGTGCAGGCCCAGGTCATCGGCTATCTCGTGCAGTTTGCGGCCCAGGCTAAGCTTGATGAATCCTATGCCATCTACCAGGATGCCGGCCGCCGTGGTTTTACCGGCCCCGGGCTTGCCGAGGAACATGATGTTCAATTTCCACCCCTCCAGCTTCAAGTATTTTCATGGCTTCCGCATCCGGGTATTCCCCGTCAAAGACTACCTTGCGGATACCCGCGTTGACTAAAATCTTGGAACAGATAACGCACGGCTGGCAGGTAACATACAACGTCGCCCCGCGCGTATCCCGGCCGTGTAAGGCCGCCTGGATAATAACATTTTGTTCTGCGTGAACCGCCCGGCAGAGCTCGTGTCGCTGGCCGGAAGGTATGTTCAGGTGCTTCCTCAGACATCCGACCTCAGCGCAGTGCGGGAGCCCCGTCGGTGCCCCGTTATAGCCGGTGGCCAGGATATGCTTATCCCGCACCAGCACGGCTCCGACCTGGCGGCGGAGGCAGGTGGACCGTGCAACGGCCAGTAACCGGGCCACCTTCATGAAAGTGTCGTCCCATCCGAGACGTTCACTCATACTCTAACCCCCCAACAAACTCAACAACCCATCCAGCCGCTGGTAAACCTTTAGCAGCAACCCCAGGAATATCAAGCTGCAAACCAGGTCTATTATCGCGCTGAACCGCTCTATGTTTTGCGTTAGTTTATCGTTCATGGTCGGCCTCCCTCAGCAATTTTAATATTTCATCACACTGCGCCACCCTGCCCATGAAATACCAGATATTATTAGGGTCTTGGTTTGTATCCCACTTTTGGCGCATTTTTTCTACCGCCACCCGTATCCGCTCCCGCTCCTCGCGGGCACCATCAACTTTTTCATCTTCAGCGGTTTGTGGCTCCCATAATCTGTACCCGCTTTTAATGCACGGCTCCCCACACCCCGGAGTGCCGTGATACGGGCTTGGGGTGTGCTTGCATGTGTCGCAGTTCCGCTTTTCATCCAGCGCAACAAGGGCTTCATCTAATTTCATACTTGGGCATCTTTCCGTACCGCAAGGCCAATCTTCTAAACTGTTAAGTTTAACTCCATCAGGAAGACACTCAATACAACTACATTTTTCTTTATGTTCTCGCACCGCCACTACAACTCGCTCCAATTGATTTACATATTCCGTGGTGTATTTAACCATCTACTTGCATCCCTTTCATCCAGCGCGGCAAGAGTTCCGCGCCAAACTTTAATTGGGCACTGTCTCTGGTAACCATCTTGTATGTTACAAGAATGGTCACAACTACAGTGTCGATCAAACTCTCGCGCCGCTTCTGCCACCTGCTCTAACTTTCGCATCCGCTCCAACATCTCCCGGCCTGCGGTAGTGGAGAGTGCTTCTGAGGCTATACTTAATGCTGTCAGTTTGCATTTTGCATTTAAACTGCCATGTTCGGCATCAATCATCCCAACTTTTCTTTGAACATCCTCCAACGCTTCTCGATATACCGCGCACTGCGCCTGCACCTCGTCTAACTGCTCCACCTTACTCGATAATAATTGGTTGATGGACTCGGCACTTTTAAGGCGCTCCAATATACTTTTACCTGCTTCGGCAGTAGATGTAAGTGCCTGGTAAACAACCTCAATTACGCCACGCGCTTCGAGATTGATACCCTCTGGTGGTTCCTCTGGTAGTTCTTCTACCCATTTCCCAAACCACTCATCCACTGCTTCCAAGGCTTCTCTCATAGCTACCGCGCCAGCCTGCACCTCATCCCGCTCAGCCTTCAATTCCCGCACCTTCGCCTTCAGTTCGCAGTTTTCGGATTCCAGTTGCACCATGCGCGATTCATCTCTGGCCAATTAAAACACCCACTTTCTCTAAAATCTCCCCTATTTGATAGGTAATGCCGTCATAATCGCCACGTATACCTAATTCGCTTGCTTTGCAAAGCAGGGGATAAGCTTCTTTCGCCGCCTCCACCAACTCCCAAAAGCCAGCAGTGTGAAGTATGTCTTCGATGTTTAATTCAATGTTTTCACGTTCCCACTGGCTTAGGTCGTCATAGTCACCACGCACTGCCCGTGCTACCCGCTCCACAATCCGCTGTTTATCCACGCTTTACGCTCCTTTCAGAATCCCCTACATTTTTCCCCGAATGGGTTTACTACTCACCCACCACTTTTCCCCAGCCATACGCCCGCCTGCGTGTTCTGGGAACATGTTTTCTAGTTAGTTATGTATTGGGGACCGGTGACGAACCGGCCCCGCAAGGTAATAGTTGATGCGGCGGAAATATTCAACTCGCCGCTACCCCAGGCACCGGCCTTGGCCGGGCGACGTCCCGGGGCAGGGTGAATCAAGATGCATCAATTACATAGCGCATCCCTCCTTTCGGGACGGTATTCATGCGGTGAATCCGGGCTTGCGGAACCCGGAAAGCGTATTATCTTTGGAATGTGCAGTAACTAATTAACCTTAAAAACCATCATCAAGTTATGATTTAATGGTACCTTTAGAACATCATTATAAAATTCGCCTTTTCCAGTAATGAACCCATAAGGTACTTTGCATGGCTTTTCTCCAAATTCTTCCCAGGCTTCTTTTGCATAGCTCCCAAAATGCTTTTTCCACTGTTTTCTTATTTTTTTAGGTAGTTCATCCCAAGTGAAATATAATGAGTCTGAGTTTTCTATATCACAAATTCTTTTCCATCCAGGATTATTTTGGCACCACAAAAATGCATGCTGGGTTGCTTGCTTTACGGTATATTTTTCTCCTGTATCTACTCTCATTTAATCAACTCCTTTGTTTCAAGATACTTTTCTAACTCAGATGTAAACCAATCAAAATCTTGGAAGTCTCTCGAATGTAATTCCACATCAACGAAAGATTCATCATTCTTTTTAATTTTTTTGAATGTGTGGGCAAGTTTTTTCATAAATTCTTCGTGTTCATCTCTCCAGAAACTTTTAAAGATAGGGTCTTGCGCTAACCCTTCAGCCATACAAACAGCATTCCATAAAGCGGTATTTGTTTTTGCCAGCTTTTTAGCAAATTTAGTTATTTCACTGTTTTTTAGTTTGTTTAAATCAATATCATTATCTTTCATAATAAAAACCTCACTTTCTATTGCACATTCTAAACATAAAGCGACCTACCCCGCTTCCTCCTTACTCCAGTCCACGAACGTGGTAACAATCCAGCCCCGATCTGTAATTCTCACCACGGCCCGAAGCCGTGAAGTTACCTCCAGCAATACCCCACCGGTTTTATCGGGATGCAGTCCGGATGTTCGCAATGCGTTATTCAATTTTGCCGATAACTGACAAACCAATTTGGTACGCTTTATTTCCACCCCGGCCCGCTCCTGAAAACGCTCCCAGGCGTGCTCCGAAAGGATAACCTTGTGTCTTTTCGGCCAATTAACTTTAGGCATCGGACTCCACCTCCCTGTCCAGCACCCCCGCCGGCAGGTTCGCCCGGGCGCGGGGAATTACCTTTTTGCCGGTGGCCAAGCCAGCTGGCGGGAGTTGCGGGGCGAAGGCAGACCTCTTCATCTCCCGGAATCTCTGGTCGGAAGTCCTGGTAATAGCTTCAATTAATTTCCAAAAGTCCACTCAATCACGCTCCCTTCCTCGTTCCAATATCCAGAGCAGGGCTTGTCCTGTGGTATCTTCGGGAGTGTCGGCATACACATCATAATCAATGCGTAGAAAATCCTCCATAGGAAGGTTATTTTTGAGGATTTTAAGAAAAACGTGATACCTATTAAAATCAGCAATATAGTGCAATGACCACTGATACCTCTGTGCCTCAATCTCAGCTAGAAGTTGGTCAAGGCGTGGCGCCCATAAAATACCTTTTTCTTTTTGTTCTTGCTTTAATAACTCATAGTTTTCATGTAAAACGCGAATGGGAATATTTTCCCACCCATTTGGCGCATCAGGGGAATAATAGAGATCGCAAATTTTAGGCTCCCACCGCAACCCTGCTTCTTTAAGTTTCCGTGCAAGTTCAAGCGAAACATGGCTCATTCAATTACGCTCCCTTCCCAACGGCCTGCATCAGCTGGTTGACTTCCTTGTTTATCCGCTCCAAACTTTCCGCCATATTTGGCGGCACCCCCTGGCTCAGCGCTTTTTTAAGGTCCTCCAGCAGGTGAAAGTTTCTGATTCCATTTTCTTCAAGTATTTTTTCAATCGCTTTAAGTCGTTCAATATCTACTTTTTGCCATTCCAACTCTCGCTTTAGCTTGTGAACCTGCTTTTCAAGTTCCGTTATCTGCTCAACCATTTTGTTACCAACCATCCAGCCCAACTCCCGGCGCTCAGCCTTATCCTCCACCCACACTTTCAACATCTCCCGCCGGCTACTGAAAAACGGGTGCTGGTCGCTGTCCAGCCGGGATATTACCAGGTAGTACAGCATTTCCCAGGAAATCTCTATCGCCCGAAAAGCCGCCTTCCGCTTGGTATGGATGCAATCCTTTTCTAGGTTGTAGTAAATCAAGCCAACATCGCTCGGAAGCTCATCCGGCGCAATCAATCCGGTTGGACAAGCGAAGTAGAAACGGTGGCAATACTGCCGGTACCCGGGCCACTTGTCGTCACGCATGAAGTCCTGGCGGTCCACCTTTATCTCATAGCCGGTGATGCACGGGTTCTTCCAGCTCTTTTTAAAGGCCACGGCGTCCAAACGCAACAGGTTGTCATTAAACCATGTTGAACCGTTTTTAACTTCGGTGAAGAATGCATCGGGCACCCGGCCATTGTGCCGCTTGGCTATCTGCCGCAGTATCATGTCAGCGCGGATTTTTTGTTTTGCCATAATAATCCCCTGCATTCTTAGCTGACTTATCCCTCAGCCGCCATAAAATGATCAAACCATACAGAACGTTATGCGAAGTTTTCTCAAGAAGCTCTTGATAAGTAAGGTGATCATAATCGCCACGTATGATGGATTCTGTAAATTGTTTCACATCTTTTAGTTCTGATTGCACCTGCTCCATTATCAATTTTTCTCCTTTCTACCCAGCCACGCTGGGCCTGTAAAAGAATGTTATTTTACCGCTATCGTCACTTCCACACGGGGCGGATCTCCGTACCGTTTACGGACCACTTCGTCTACAATCCGGCTGTCATTCGTGTAAATTATCCCTTCCAAAGCATCTTTTACCGACTTGATAAGATTATCCAGGTCTGGCTTTGTGTCCGGGTACAGGTATTTCTTCGGCTTTGACTTGGGTTTCAGCCGGTAGAATGTCGCTTCCAGCGCCAGGGGACCGTCCAGTAGTTTTTCTGGTCTGTGCTCCAATGCCGCCGCCCGGATTGCTTCTTCCCAGGATGCCGTTTTCTTTGGCGTATAACTCTTAATTATGCCGTTCGGCAGGCGTACCGTCCGCGCCCTGGCCTTTGGCACCGCCTCGCCGTATACGGTGAAGGAAATTTCTTTCAGTTCCCCGTCTCGTGCCGCGCTAATTCTGGTCATTGGTTTGCGCCCTCCAAATTTCTCTGTAGATCCTTCTTTTTTTCCATTTCCCGGTATGCCGCCGGCCGGCAATTCCAGCAGTATTTTTGCCGCCCCCCTGTTGGCCTGTACGGTTTATTGCAGCGGAGGCAGATTTTAAGCCTGTAGACCGGAAAGTGGCCCTTACTCATGACTCTGCCTCCTTCTCCAAATAACTCCCACACTGCCCGTCAACGATTTCAACCATGCTCAGCGTGCACATGCCGCCCTGGTTATGTATGCAGTTGGAATCACAAATCTCAATTTTTGTCACACTTCAGTCCTCCGGGCAAGCGTTTCCGGCTGTACCGCCGAAAGAATTATATGGTCGCTGTCTGTAACGATCACCGCCTGGGTGCGCCGGCCATACGTTGCGTCCACCAGCATACCCCGGTCACGGGCCTCGGTAATAATACGTCTGATTGGCGCGGAATCCGCAGTGGTGATTGAAACAATCCGGTCAGCTGACACAAAATTTTTAAAGCCGATGCCTACAAACATCATTTCGCCTCCCGAAATTTGTTGCCCCACAGTCCCCCGGGGCGGTTCTTGATTTTTCTTTTCCGCTTCTGGTCGATAACCAGTATCGCCACCTCATCAACATCCCTGTTAAGCCGCTCCGCCATCTCGTCAAGCGACACGCCTTCCCGCCACCATTGCCGGAACTGTTTTACCTCGTCCCGGTACCAGGAGAAATCCATATCGGCGCAGGCGATATAAAGCTGCTCCCGGGGCCGGTACTTGTCGGCCGCGCGTGCAGGTCGGGGCATGGTTTACGCTCCTCTCCGCTGCCATACCTGTATCCGCCCCAGCCGGTGGCCGACGGCTTTATCGGATCGGCCCAACCGCTCGCCGATTTCCCGGTATGTCAGGCCCTGCTTGAACAGCCGGCGCAGCTCGTCGTCCTCTTCCTTAGTCCACTTGAACCCCTCCCGGGGCAGGCACCGCTCCTGGTCCCGCCGGCGCTTCTGTTTCAGCCACTCATTTTTCCGCTTGGCCTCCCGGATCCGGTCCGCAGCATCCATGGCAACATTGGCTACGAATACTGCAAAAGTCGGTTTTAGGTGCTCCGGTATCCGCCGTTTTTGCCGGCCCTCTTTACGCTGGATCTTCAGTTTTTCATCCAGGTGCTCTTTCTCGCGGATGGCCGCCATGATATCGCCGGCCTTTCGGGAATCCCATAGGTCCGGGTTTTCTTTCAGGAATCGCTCTAATTCGCTGGGCGCAATCTCGGTGATTTTTAGGCACTTCACCCCGGTTCTCTTGGTTTTGGCTATCGACGCCTTCAGAAGCCCGGCTTCAATCCAGCGTTCAACTTTTCGGTGATCCACGCCCAGGAGTTCACACACTTCCCGCTTGCAGAATTTAGATTTGTCCTGCAGGGGACCGAGTTTTAACCGCTTAGCCCGGACTAAGATGCCGTGTTCCGTACGGTTCAGACGTTTTGCCAACTGCCTGAGTGACAACTTGCCCCAGTTATTGCGCAGGAATACTGTTTCTTCCTCCGTCCAACGCGGCGGTTTTTTCCGGGTGAGGCCCAGGAGTACAGCCTTATTTTTGGCGCTGGCAGCGCTGCGTCCCAGGTATTTGGCTATTTCAGTAAGCGTTTGTTTGCCCCAGCTGGCTTTAAGATACTCAATCTCCGCTTCCGTCCAGGGTTTGCCGGCCAATGTTGTCTCCCCCTAAACCTCGATTTCTTGTTCAAAGGCTTTATTTATCCGCTCCACCTTACCCTGACACTGCTCGCCGAAATTAGTCACCAAATCCTTTAATCTTGGGGTGAGGCCATAATTTATCAGCAGTTTCTTGGCGTATTCAACCTCGGCTTGCATCTCTTCACGGAGTTTAATGGCCTGCTTAATTGTTATCCGCTCGCACCCCGGCTTTTGCTCACTTTTCTGCTCCGGTTCCGGCTCCGCATCCCGCTTACCTGGGGCCTTGAGGTCGTAATGCTTCATATGGGCATACAGTGCGCCGACGCTGCAACCAAGGATATCTTTTGCGGCATTGACCGACCCGCTGTCAAGCGCGGCTTCGACATCTTTCCTGGAAAATTTTATCTTGTACCCGTCAACCCTGACTTCTTCGGCCTTATCCTCGAAATAAACATCATCGTTACTCTGTGCTATCATAGTTTCAACCTCCCTGATTTTGTAATAGTCCCTTAGCTTCCTGACGTGGTGCCAGCGCAGCCCCTTGGCTTGGGCGATCTCCCCGTCACTCATACCCTGGGCAATCATTTCCCGGAGCTCGTCCTCGGGCAGTTTTTGGGCCAGCTCCCGGATATACTGCTCATAGGGCAGGCGCTCTTTACGTTTTGCCGGCGGGCCATATCTGGCCGCTATCTCTTCCGGACTCATCCGGTACGTCACCACCGGTCCGGACGCGGCGTAGCCGTCGCCAGCGCTTTCGCAAGGCAGGCGGCACCCGTGGCGATATTTTGCTATTTTCAAGTTATGTCCGCTCTGGCCCATTGTGGTGCCTCCGTTTCATGAAGTCAATTCCTTACCGTGCGCCTCACTTCGGAAAAAGATTCCGGGACCGGACCGCCTACCCGGCCCCCTGGACTAAAAGATACAATGGCTAGCATATTTCACAACCCGCCCAATCCCCAGGCCCCTTGCGGGTTCGACTCCCAGAGAGAGGGTGAAGGGGTTATTTTTCCAACTTCCTCATCCGGTAATCTGGTGCCACAACCGGCACGCCTTCTGTCATCTCAATCAGCCTGCTATACGCACGCCCGCCGACCCGCTCTTTTAACTCTTCCATGCTGCAGTTGGTTGTGATAATAAGGCTCACATTCCTGGTATATAACCCGTTGATTAGCGTATAAAGCTTCGGCTGCACCCAGTCGGCCACAACCTCTGCCCCCAGGTCATCCATCACCACCAGGTCGGCAGACCGGATGGACTCGTAAATATCTTCCGCCGATTCTTCGGAGTTACGCTTGAATGTGCTCATGATCCGGTCTAAGAGCTCCGGCACCACCACAAAAGCGCAAGGGTAAAACTTCCCAAGAAGGTATTGCATTATGGCCGCGGCCAGGTGCGTTTTCCCGCTTCCGTATGGACCGGCGAGCAGTAAACCTTTCCCGGAGCCGGAAACGAAGTTGGTAGCGAAATCTTTAGCAATGGCCAAAGGTTCGTCCAGGCCCGGGTACCACAGTTCAAACCTGTCGAACGTGCACTTCAAAAACCGGGCACCGAGGCGGCTTTTTGCAAAAAGCTTGTCCAACCGGCGCTGGCGTTCCCTATTTTCCATTTCCCGGCGCTCCTGCTCATATTGCTCAATCCTGCACTTGCAGGCCGGCATTACCCAGCGCTTGCCGCCGTCTATCCAGTCAAGCAATATCGCTTTTACCGTCGCCCCGCAAAATGAGCATATTTCATCTGCCGGCTTTTGTTTTGATATACCCCGCGTGTCCTCCGAAGTAGTCTTTCTCAAGGGTTGCATCGGAATCTGCCTCCTTTGCTGGTCCGTCCCGGCTTCTTTGTTTCATGGCTTTCCTGCGTTCAAACTCCTGGTCTTGGGCCTGGACTTCGCGCAGTGTCCGAATGTTTTTCTTTTGCCAGTCCAGGAGAATACCGTCAATGTAACGCATGGTCAATTTCCCTTGACTCACAGCCCGGCGAAGTGCCTCCACCACTAATTCAATCGGTTGCTCCTTCTCCCAGACTTGGATTCGCTCAACCTCCATCGGTGATAATGGCCGTCCGAACTCTTGCTCGAATTGGTGGTAAATATTTTGCTTCGCGCGCACGCGCGTATTAGCAGGAGCAGGATCAAGTGAAGGTGAAGGTGAAGGTGAAGGTGAAGGTGAAGGTACAATTGTCGCAGATGTTTGCTGATTATCTGCAACTGTCGCAGATTGTTGCTGATTTTCCTTTAATGGATTTTCGTTCGGCTGGTCTTCCTTTGATACCCAGGGCGGATTGGGCGGTGCAGGGAATTTAGATGATTGTTTTTCTTTCCGTTCCGCCTTAATGTATGTCTGATACTTATACCATGTAGCCGGATTAACAGCTAAGTAGGGCTTGCCATCAACTTCGTAATAATGAGCCAGTCCATATTTATCAAGTAACTGGATTGCTTCAGCAATATTCTTGGAGGTAAACGGAAAGGCCGGGAAAATGGTTAGTTTAACTTCTATGGGATCGGCGCCCATCCGGCCCCAGTCATCAAAGGCGGTAGTGAACCATGGCCACATAAGGGCTGCTGTTGGATTTTCTTCTGCTAATGCGGCTACTTTTTTATCTGTACTTATTTCACTGGTAACAAACCGCTTACGGGCCATTAACCATCCACCCCTTCATTTTGCTTGGTTTAGTAATTTAACCCCCACAAAAACCACACCGCGCACCAGAACCCCACCCCGACCACCGCCAGCGCCACCCGCGCCAGCCTGCTTGTTTCCAAAAGTTCCTGCGCCCGGGTGACCAGCCTGCCCACCTTCTCTAATACCATTACGTCTACGGGTACCTGCTCCACTCCTTCACCCTCTTCTTTGGCCCACATCTTGCAGGCTTCTGCCAGGCAGTGGTATATGCCCATAGCCCGGTAATAATCTCCATTCAGCGCCATATTTAGAGCTGTTTCAGTATTCGCGTGCAGGTACTGCGCCCGCCGGCACTCCGGGGCCTCGCCCGGCGGGTCATCGAAATAGCGTGTATCACGAAGCATGTATATCACTTCACCCATCGTGCAGTCCCCCTTTTCCCCATCTAACCAGTCTCCACTATCTTCGCCCCATGCTCTTGCGCCAGTTTTTGCGCGTATTCCCTGGCCTGCTTCTTTTCCTTCCCAGTAAACCGTTTCGCACCAATAACCGGGTATTGCATATTGCGGCCGTTTTCTATATTGGGAATTACCCGCATCCCGACGTAGTAATAAACCCGGTCATATTTTTTGCGCTCAAAGTAAACTTCCTTGATAAACTCAGTTTGTTCCACCCTGGCAAGTTGTTCCTTGACTGCTTCAAGATAAGCGTTTATCTGTTCCAGGTCATACAGCGCAGAATTAATACGGTGTTCTAAACTCTCTCGGTCGAAGTTCCGTTTCAATTCATCGAGTGCCTGTTGGTTATACCACATCGTGCAGTCCCTCCTTTCCCCTCCTGGCCCGCTCGTACTCAACGTGGAGCCTGTCCACCACTTAGGACTGCGCAAGCAGTCCACTAAACGGCTTGTGTGGCATCATGTTCAGTTTCTTTTGTTCCCGGCGGAGCTCTCGAAATATGATATCAATCGGCCTCATATTGCTCCCTCCGCTACAAAATCGAACAGCGTTCGCTGTCTTCGCTCGCTCTCCGCCACCTTCAGGTTATCCACTGCGTATCGGAAATAACTTTCTTTTAACTCAATCCCGATAAATTTGCGCTCCATTTTTAGACTCATATATCCCTCAGAACCAATCCCCATAAACGGGCTAAAAACCAGATCCCCGGGATTTGTCCAGAGTTTCAGGGCCCGTTCAATGACATCTAACTGCAGCGGCGCCAAGTGCTTTTCGTCCCGGTCATCCCTGGCCACCTTCACATTAAGAACGTTGGTTTGCTGTATATCGAACCATACCGGGCTGGCGTATCGTTGCCAGAGCTCCAGAGGAAAGTTATCGGTTGTATGCGTCACTGGCTCCGGGTTCACCCCGCCATTTTTCCATTTCCGGAACACCACCAGGTACTCGGCCATTCCCTGGCGGCTGTGGGAGCTGTCTTTGCGTAGCTGTTTATAAAGCAATCCCTGCGCCTTGGTCCGTTGCATTTCCCGCACCGGGTCTTTCCAGATGCACACCTCAGAGTGATACACAAAGCCGTGCTTTTCCATGGCCCGGATGATATCCCCGCGGAAATCCCGGATACCCGTGACGCCGTATTTAGATTTATACCGCGGGAGATTCTTTACATGGACCGCGCACAGCCGGCCAGGCATCAGCACCCTATACAGGTCCGGCACTAAATAGTCATAGTTTTGGAAGAACATCTCGTCGTCGAACACATTACCCATATCCCGATAACTGTCGCTATAGGTATAAAGGCTTGAAAACGGCGGGGAGAAAATCTCAAATCCTATGCTATCGTCCGGGATGTTTTTTATTTCCTCTACGCAATCGCCGAGAATGGCGGTCCAGTTTTCTCCACGCTCCACCGCTCGGTCATAATCCATCTTGTATTTCACCTCTCCCGGCCTGATGTTTTGTGTCCTTTTGAGCCCGCCCAGCATGGCCAACTTCATAGTCTCGTGGTCATCCTGCTTACGCCTGACCGCTTCGAGTATTTGCCGCTCCGTTTCGCCGATGACAATATGACAGTTAACCTGATGCTTTTGGCCAAAACGCCAGAACCGGCGCACGGCCTGGTAAAACCCTTCGTATGAGAAATTCAGCCCGCAAAAAACCACGTTATAACAGTTCTGAAAGTTAAGGCCCCAGCCGAATATTGAGGGCTTACTGATCAGGACCTGGATCTTGCCGTCCATAAAGTCAACAGCAGCCTGCTCTTTGCGCTCGACTTTGTCATTGCCCCGGATTTCCACCGCTTCCGGTAAGTTCTTTCTTAGTTCGTCGGCTTCGTAATTAGTATCACACCATACGACAAACTGTTGATCGGGATTAGCTTGAACAATCTCCGCCGTCTTCCGGACCCGGTCCCTGGCCGTCATCCGCTTTTCCCGATGAAACGCCGTGGCGCTCATATCCGGTACCCGAAACAGGGCCTGGCCGGTCGGATCTGTAAGATCGACGTCGATGATATGCTCAATAATTTTAAGCTCAGGCAAGATATACCCATCATCACTGTATCCCAGGTCGGAAGGCTTACTGATGGATACGGCCCAGCTGGATACCCACTCCCAAAAGTGCTGTTCTGCGTGCTTTTTTAGACGCAGGTTGTTGGCCTTTGTGGTGTCGTTGGTAAACCATATAGTTAGCGCGTCACACGACCGCATAATACCAAGGAACTCGGCATGATTTAGAAGCTCCGTTACATCATTGGGAGAGGGCGTGGCCGTGCAGGCCAACTTGTATTTTATGCTTTTGAAGGCATTAATGATGGCCATCTTGGTTTTGCCCATGAAGGATTTCAGGATGCTGCTTTCATCCAAGACCACGCCGACAAACTTGTCCGGGTCGAAGTGCTGCAGCATTTCATAGTTGGTGATGTTGATTCCTGGTTTTACATCCGACTGGATTCGGCACACTGTTACCGGGATATCGAATTTTTCACTTTCCCGAGCGGTTTGTTTTGCCACGGCCAGTGGTGCCAGGATGAGCACGTTGCCGCCGGTATGCTGGTGGATATGGTTAGCCCATTCCAGCTGCATGGGTGTTTTCCCAAGGCCGCAGTCGGCGAATATTGCCGCCCGGCCGCGTTCCAGTGCCCAGCAAACAATGTCCTTCTGAAAATCGAATAGTCGAGGGTTTATCTCTGAATCCGGCACCGCGATCCCAGTAGCCGGTATTACAATACGTTTTGTTTTGAGAAACTCGAGGTAGTCCAATTCCTTAACACCCTTTCCCGTACCCATATAGGCGTCGCACTCAACTCCCATGTTCCGTGCATACTGAGCAGTAACGCCCGCAGTATCTGCTCCCCTATCGCCTGCGCGGCCGGCGGGGGGACTGCATTGCCGATTCTCTCCCGCCACCGGGCATCCGACTTCCCGGCCAGCACCACCGGGCTGCCGTCGGGTAGGTAAACCGGAAACCCCTGCAGGGCCATCAACTCCCACGTGGTCAGCGGCCTGTGCCAAGTACCGTCCTCGCTGATTATCACCCAGACACCCTGTTCGGTGTCCTCGGGAATTCTAGGGTCCGCTACAGCCGCGGTACCGCTGTGAAGGTTCCGGGCTCCGGTCACCGTATACCCAGGCTGGTTCCAATCCTGTACACCGTATAACCCGTTTCTGCATTTACAGCCAAGGCGCGGGTCGGCAATGCTTTGGGCGCCGCTTCCCAACGAGTCTTCGCCGGTGATAGTGTGGGCCTGTCCATCCCAGGGGCGCACCATGTAAGAGTTGCTACGCCTGTTTTTCCTAGTGTTCAGTCGCGGGTCACCTATGGAAATTGCACCATTGTTAGGTCGCATGGCCCCTGTAACTGTTCCGGCAGGCTCTGTGGTGCTGGGCTCGTCCCACCGCTGGACCCGGTAAACACCTTCCCGGGGAATATGCTTCAACCTCGGGTCGGCTACCGCAGCCCCGTTGCTTCCCCGCACTTTGGCATGGCCGATAACCGTATTCGCCGGCTGGTCCCATTCCTGGACGCCATATGGGCCACCACCCCGGGGAATATACTCAAGCCGGTATTGCTCGGGCGCGATCTTCTCCAGATCCCGCCAGTCTCCACCGGGCGGAATCAAAGCCAGGCGTACCCAGGTTTTCCACTGCAACTGCGGTAGCCTGTGCATCGGCCCGCCGGCGGGGTCGTCAGGCATCGGCAATAGTCCCAGGATTTCCCCGATACTCCGGACCCGCAGCTTAGGCGGCTGGTACACGAAGGCCGATACCTTTTCCGGCAGCCGGGCAATGAGTAGATACCGCTTCCGCCGCTGGCCCAAACCGCCGATTTCTCCGCAGTCGTGATAACCTTCGTGGAACAGGTACCCGTATTGGCCCAGCAGGCGCTTGATTTCCGCCAACAGGTCTGCACCCCGGGAAGTAATCCGCGGGACGTTTTCCAAGAGGATTATCCCCGGTAGGTCATTCCGGAAAGCTTCCATGGCCAGCTTTAGCCCGCGCACAGTCAGCCGGTTCAGGGCCTGGTACTTCTCAGACTTCGCTGATTTACTTGGTAGTAGCCCGCTGAACCCTTTGCACGGCGGCGAAAGAAATATCACATCCGGGTTTATACCGCCGGTAGCCGTCCGCAAGTCCTCCGGCGTCGCCTCCCGCCAATCCGCTGGTGGTTCGTGGCCGCGGAACGCGATATAATCTTCCCGGGAAAACAGGTCCATCTGCACCGCCCGGGCCCCCGTCAGCATCTCGAAGTCCCGGCAGGCTTCCTCGTCGCAGTCAATCCCGGCCAGGGTGATAAAACTGCCCCGGACGCCGCGGTATTCGGTTTCAGCTTCCTGCATGCCCAGGGCCGCGCCGCCTATACCAGAGAAAATGTGTAAGACTGAAAATGTCGCTTCATTCTGCATTTACTCCACCTCAGAATTACTCCACGCGCGTGGGACCGGCAGGGGGACACCCCCCGCCACGCACCGGGCCTAACCCCTTTTTATTACGCTCGCCCGGTCGAGCCTTTAACTCGGATACTCCCGGATTACCTCCGGCCACTTCATGCCGATTGTCTTTAATAAATACTGGTTTATCTCGCATCACCCCACCCGCTGCATCATCACATCGTATTTATGCAACAACGCCATAGCTTCTTCCGGAGAAACTTCCCCGGAAAGGACTTTTGGCATAGTTTTCACTACTTCACAATGCTCTTTCGTAACAGTAAAGCGGAAAGTAGACTTTTTCCGACCCACTTTCAGGTGCGCTCGAAGTTGTGCCTCGTAGTTGTTTCTACCCATGCGCTCGGCGGCGATTTTCAGCGCGCGGTATACTTGATATTTCATGGCTCCCACTCCCACAGCCCCAACCTACCCCGGACTGGCACCGGCTCCGGCAACAGCCGCACATCCTCCAGAATCCAGGCATAACGTTCCGGTGTGTAGTCGCCAAAGCTGCGCTCCGGCTCCGGCGGAATGTTGTCCAGCGTAATTGATACACAATCTACTAACTTAACAACAGCGATAATTTTACCGCAATACAATTCCGGGTAGGCGTAAACGCCGCCTGGCCGTAGCGCTGAGTAGAAAGGTTCCTGCTGTTCCAGCTTTTTAAATTTCCCCGGGTAGTTTTTGCTCGCATGTATCGCCAACTCCCCGCGGTACTTTGTCGCCCAGGACCGCGTTTCAATTTTCTTTGCCCCAATGGCCACCAGCGTGGCCCAGGGCTGAATCAACGAAATGGCTTTCATATTCATACTCCCTTTCCACCGACACACCAGTTATATCTCGAAAGCAGTATAGGCACGCCCACGGGCCGGTATCCGACGCGTTGTAGCTTTTCTGGCCGTAATGCTGTCATCACGACGCCCGCCTAACCTTCCGGGCATCCCACAGCTTTTTGCACGTCTTGCAAAGGTTCATCGTGGCCACACCATACACGCGGACAGTGGCCACCGCCTTATCGCCGCAAACGGCGCATTTTTTCTTCATTTTTTGCCCTCCTTACTATCCACCTTGCGAATCCAGCCGCTCCGTATGCGGCCGAAGAACAAAAACCAGTGTTCGCTACCTTCCCAATCAGTTATCAAACGTTGTGTTGGGCTAGGTAAATGTGGAAGGCATTCGTAGGCCCTCCAAAGTAATTTGCGGCTTGATTTTGAAATAACAATCAACAACCTGAAAGCGGTTCGGTTATAGGGAACCAATTTTCTAGTTGCCCAACTTTGCGTATCCCAATCACCGTCATCCGTAAGCCACTGGCATGGGCTTATGAAGGACACAGGGTTCCCGGCCTCGTCAAGAATGGGTAGTTTGCCCATGGTCAGGCCATTATTGAGAACTGACTCAAGAAGGTGTGCGGGAGTGAAGTGGTAAAACTTCATAGTTCTATCCCTAGGACGGCGCGTGCCAGTTTTTCCCCGTCTTTATAAGCGTAAAACTCTAACGCTTCCCGCAACCTTTCATTCTCCGCGCGGAGAGCATCTCGTTCAGCCTTTACTTTCCGATATTCAGCATCAAGCCTTTTAACATCCCAAGTTCCATATCCATTGTCACCAATCATGTCATAGCCGTTGTAGCTCATATTGTCTCACTCCTCCTTGGCCCGGCGGACCTTGGCAGCCCGCCTGGACTTTTAATTAATCAGTTAAATTTCCGTATAATGTACAGCTTTGGTTAACTTCCTGGTGCTTCTGCAGTAATTGCACCTTTCGCACCGGGCAGGTTGAACCTGGCCCGATTTCACCATTAAAATCCGGGTCATGTTAGCCTTGACCTGTTCAAGCTCCTGAATATACCTGTCCGGGTCCCGCATATCTATGACTTCCTTGTCCGGCACGGATTCCTTTGATACCGCTACCATGTAATAATCCAGCCAATCTCCCTCTTTCCTGCCGTTTGCCAACCGTTCAATCTCGCAATATAAGGCGGCCTGCATAAGGTAGTTATACTGCTCAATGAAGCTCACCCGGCCGTTATGTTCCTCACTCCAGGCTTTTTCCCGGATACCCCGAGTTGTTTTTAATTCCACCAGCCGCCGGCGCTCCGGGTTGTAAGTATCAACCATCACCTTCCATGTAGCCCCGGAAAACTCGGCGGTGAAAATAACCTCTTTATCCCCCTCAAGCATATACATACAGAGTGGATCAGCTTCCAGGGCGGCTATCATTTTGTCCGCTGTCTTAAATTGGGCCTTTAACCCCCCGGCCTTTGTGAACATCTCCGGGTGCTCGGAAATAAATTCTCCCCTGCACCCCTCGTTCCAGGCATGGACGTATTGACCGACCAGAAAAGCATCCGACGGTTCTTCTGTCCATTCCCCGGCCAAAATTGCTATCTGCCGGGCCTCACACTGGAGAAAGCCCAGGTACTGGGAACGGGACATATATTCCCGTTCCGCCTTAAGCGAATGGTAGTTACTCCTGGTTAGGTTCATCGTTTTTTACCTCTTGGTTAAAGTCAAGTGCCCCTTGCTTGGTGGTCGAATCAGTTTCCGGACCGGTTTGTTGTTGCTCCTGGAATTTCTTAAATTCTTCTTCCAAGTCATTGGCCGGGGGTTGCAGCTTCTCAATCTCAAAGTAGTCCTCCCGTTTACCGATACCGTCCCTAATGGAGTTGTAGACCTTGATTAGGCCAATAATATCTCTTTCGGTGAATAGGTCTATCTTGTAACCAGCCCGCTTTTCAATCATCTCCTTGGTAACACCAAACTCCTTGAATTTATCCAGCATTTTTTTGATTCTGTCGGTAAGCGGCTCCTTGTTGTTGCCTATCAGTGTCTTTTCACATTCCTCCAATGCGGCTTCGGTGATATCTTTTGGGATAACCGCTAAGATGCAAGCACGCTGACGCCTGGCTCCGTAGTTTGCAATAAGTTCATAAATATCTCGCGGATCAGTTATTTTTTTAATTACCCCTCTAGCCTTCCGCTTATGTTTCACTGTAAAGATTTTCTCAACCCGGGTATTTGTTTCTAAATCCCAGGCAAAAGCCATTGCCGTGCTTTCCCCATTTTTCTGTTCAAGCTCAACCACACCGTGGCTTATATTACCCCAGTTCTGAGCAATAACTTCTGCTAATCGGATAGAAGGACCGGAAACCTTTTCTCCACCGCGTGGATACTCGTATTGGGCAGATTCAGCTAGGCTCTTACGCTGACAAGCCTCCTTAATTCTCTGCCATGAAGCATATTGATCTCGGGGAAATTGCTTTGCCATAAAGACCATGCCTTGGACTTCTTGCATATACCGGCCAATGGCTGTTTGAACTGACGCGTTTTGCGGCACGTTTCTTGATTTTTGAAGTGCTAATTCAAATTCGTTGCTCATGCTATACCCTCCTTAATCTCAACCTGCAGGTCGCCGTCAACCGTTGCTGTTACGAAATCTTGTGGCCTGTGAAGATGTTTATTTTCCCGGGTTCAAGAGCGAATTCGGATACCCCGGTAAAGTTTTTTGATTTCAATACGTTTTATTTGCATAAGGGAAACCTCCTAAATTTTTAACTACTCCCCAGCCCGCCCACCTGCAGGAGAACGAGGGACGGGCCGGGGAATCTGCTATTCTTCCTGTTTGTCACTTGCATTTGCTGTTGTCACAGGTTTGACAACCTCAAGATAGTCAGCAATGGAGCGAAGTTCTTTTGCTGTAGATGCTAAACATCTCTCTGCACTTTTCAGGTTGTACAACTGGTTATACATATCGCTGACATTTATTGTGTCGCCAACTTCGAGACGTGGTGCTTTATCGCTATATTTACTGTAATAGCCGATGAGGTTATAAACCTCATCCTCGTCGGCTTCAAGTATAAAACCCCTTCTGGCTTTACCGATAATTTCCACTTCCGTATCATCCTTTCATAAAATTTCAGGGGCGGGTCGGGGAGAATTTTATTAACTATGGCTGATGCCGCATTTGGCGCAACCGCTTCCTAAACCGTGTATCCTACCGCCGTAAAAGTACCTGTTACCGATAGCCTTGCCACCGCAGATGGGGCAAGTGAATTCAACTTTTCCAACTTCAAGCCCCGCTGCTTTAAATGCTTCCTCTTCGGCCTTCATGAAAGCACCGATTTTATCCAGAATGGACTTTCTCAAATTTTTATCCAAAGCAATTCACTCCTATAAAGTTTTTTGCAGGGGCGGGCGGCAGTCCATGCCACTGGCGGAATCCTGTCTAACGCGTACCCCTGTATGAAACAGCCGCCCCTGCAAAATATTATTTAGCTGATCTAATCTCTACAATGGTTGATGCCTGCATGTTAATCAAATGCCTCGTGCCATCATCACTTATAATCACTACGGCAAGTCCACCCTCATTGTCCCATGTTTCAAATGTGCCTTTGGTTATCACGTAATCACCATACCCAAAACTTTCCGGCGGGCATTCAACCACTTCAACCATGTCGCCTTTACTAAAAGGGAAACTCATTATATAACCCTCCCAAGAATTTTTTGCAGGAGGCGGACGGGAATTGAACCCGCCTCGGACCAACTCTCACCTTTCACATGCGCTTTTCTTCCACCGGAATCGAACCGGCACGTGGGTCCAGCCGCTGTGCGCACGTACGTCACCAGTCGTACTCGCCGCCCCCAAACTCCCAGGATTGTTTTAGAAATAAACTTCAGACTCAATACTTCTCACGTATTGCTCTGCCGCAGAAAGCATTATTTGCTTCCCATAATACCCACTTAAAAACGAATTGAGGAAATCTCTATCCATGAAGCAGATAAATTCGTCCGGGGTAATATTGAGCATTTTGCCTCCCTTTTGGGCGATAGCGTTTAAACGCTCGCTGTTTATTACTTCCTTCAAGGAGATAATAGTAATCACTCCCTTATTTTCTTCAAGGCCAGCCCGCCGTGTATCTCACAGTGCAATGCTTTCAGGTTCACTTGCAGCCGGCCCAGCCTTGTGTTAAATTTACGCCTCCATCAGCTCCAATCTTGCCCCGCCGTATGCCTGGGCACAAGGTACCACAAATATCATGATCCCGTCGCCGTAGTCAATATACCTCTCTCCCCGAAGGTCCAGCAGTTCCTTGGCCTGCTTTACCTCGCCCGGGGTTCCGGCATATTCCAGGGCCAAACATCCTTCATGCTCAATGGAAAAACCCTTCTCGTTGCCCTCGAAGATTTCGTCAAGGCACTTCAGGAGTTCGGCGAATCCAAGGTTCAATATTTCCTCGTGCCGCTCGTCCTTGCACTCCTGACAGAGCATTTCACCGTCCGAATTAAAGCCGACGTTTTGCAGATAGTCAGTTTCATGTTGGTAAATGGGTCGCTTGCACCGGGCGCAGAAGCCCTCCACCGGGTTTTTCTCGGTGCCCTGGGCGGCCTCCATAGCATCTACCATTTCCTCCTGCCAGTCGTCGTACGCTACGTTGCACATAATTTGAACCTGCCTTTCTTGCCAGCACACCACTAGCGTGGTATACTGGTTTTAGCGAATTTGTCTGGCCGCTTTGAAAGCGGTTTTTTCTTTTACATCAGTACTTTTGCGGCGTACCATATGGCCGCCATGCCCGCCACGGCTCCGGCCAGGACCGCCAGCACTCCCGCTGCGGTTTTGGCTACCTGCAGCCACACCCAAATTTCAGCCACTTTTGCCAGTCGCTTCATGAGGCACCTCCTTCTGGTAGATGCACTCGCATGACATGCACCAAACCGTGATTTCCGGCGCTTCGCCGGCCAGGTACCGGTCATGGCACCTTCCACA